CATGCGACGCTCCTTACTTGTCGGTTGGCGTGGAGGTCGGGTCGTCGCTCTTCCAGGTGATGATGTCGGTCGTGTCGGCGAGTTGGCTGACGGGTATCGTCACGGGCAGTCGGGTGGTCAGGTCGGTCAGGGTGATGGTGGTCGCGTCCGCGCCCGTGATGTCGGCGCGCAATGCGTGCCCGTAATCCATCCATGTCTGAGAGTCACCGTCGGAATGGTCGAAAACGAGCCCCAAGCGTAGGAACTCGTAGAGTATGGTGCCCTTCGCGGGTCGTAGATCGAGTGATGCCATGATAATTCTCCTTAATTTTGTGACGCTGAATCGTCGTTCGATGTCTGGTGGTCGGGGTCGATTATCCAGGAAACGACGCCGGAAAGCCATGTGACGTCGTTCTTAAACCGCACGTTGCTGTACGGGCTGCGGATGGCGATGAACGTATCGGTCACCTGCACGTACACGGCGGGGGAAACGTTCATGGCGTCGGTGGCGGCGTTGTTCGCCATCGGGAAGTGGATGTCCTGGCCGTTCCCGTCGCCTTGACCCCCGTAAGGCCGATATCCCCGTTTGATCTTGAACAGCTGGCTCGAACGCCACGTGGTGGGCACGTAGTCCCCCGCCGGATCGCCGTGCCGCATGCACCAGACCTGCATGATGACCTGATTGAAGATCCGAGTCGCCTTGACGCGGTACTGCCAGTACGAGTTCATGAACACGAGTTTGTCGGTGATGTCCTCGACCATGGGGATGCCGTTGACGCTCACCAGGCCCGAGGGCATCTGGATGCCATCCGCGTTGAACCGGCTGACCATCTGCCCGGCCGGGTTGAGCACGTCGAACGAGCCGTTCGCGTTGACCAACGCCGAATACCCGGCATACGAGCCGTTCACGGTCTTGCCGATGCCGGTCAGGTAGCGGATTACGCCCACGCGTAATCGATAAGTTCAGTAGCCATGATGGCCTCCTTGTTTGGGGTATGGGAAAGCCCCTGCCGGGTTGGCGGGGCTTGTGGAGGATGTTGCCTGGCGGGATGCGTTCGGCGCGTTATGGTTTCAGCTTCTTGAATCCGTTGTCGTCGTCGTTGCCGAGCACTATGAGCTTGTCGGGCTGGTTGGCTGTCGCTAGCGTCTCGGATGTTCTGATATAGTCGCTGGTGCTCCAGCAGTTACCAACTATGACGATACGGGCGACCTTGGTGCTGAGAACGATGTTGTTGAGACCGTTGAGCTTACCGAGCATGTTGTTGGAGAAGATGATGTTGCTCACGGCGGCGCCGTTGACGTATGCGGACGAGTCCTTGCCTGTGACGTATAGGTTTGTGCTGCAGTCGGTGAGGGTGTTGCCCTGTATCGATATGCCTCTGATCATTGTCGTGGTGTCCATCATGCGCACCGTGATGGCGTGCGCGCATGTATTGATCACGTTGCCCCTGATGGCGGCGTACAGGTTGGGGTAGTTGGTCCTGCCGGCCAGGTATTCGATCAGCACGCCGTCGCCCATCGTACCGTCGTTAGCCGGGTCGATGGCGTTGCGCAGGTTGTTGCCCTCGATCAGCGCGAGCAGGGAGGGCGCGCCCGGGAAGTAGCTGCCGTTGTCGAGCGCGATCAGCGCGCCGCACGAGATGACCTCGTTGCCGGTGACGCGCGGCCCCAGCCCTCCTCCCAGGCCGATTCCGCGACGGCAGTGCCAGACCGTGTTGCCGGCGATAGTGACGCCCGCACTCATCGCGTCCGGCGTGCCTGTGGTCTTCTGGTTCTCGACGAAAATACCGTAGTTCGCGCCCGCGTAGTCGTCGCCGAAGATATTCTTCTTGTCGGACCACGCGCCGTATATGGCGTTGTCTCGTATCGTGGATGTGAAGCGATTTCCCGCGTCGTCGTACGGCGTGACTGGCGTTCCCACGCCGATTCCGGCGCAGCCTGCCGATTGGCCGTTAGGCTTCGCCAGCCTACCGGGATTGACCACGAGATTGCCCTCGATCAGGCTTGTGCCCCTGCCGTTGTCGAACGGGATCGCCGTGCTGGGCGTATTTTCCACATAGCAGTGCTGAATGCCGCCATTGATGACATTGTGTATCTGTAGTGGCTTGACCGAGCTTGTGCCCGCGCCTCCTGGGGCGATGCCCATCGCGAAAGCGTCCAAATGGAAGTCTCGGCACCAGAACGAGCCGATGTCCTCTCCTTCCAGCACGTAAAGCCATGCGTTGGACGCGATATCGTACGTGCCCGGCATCTCCATGACCGGGTACACGCTGCTTGCCCAGCTGTTCGCGCCCTGCACCGTCAGGCCGCCGAACACATGCAGCTGCCTGTCCACGATCATGATGCCTGAGGGGATGACGACAGTGCCGCCGCCATGCGCCCTGCACGCGTCGAACGCCGACTGCAGCGCGGGCGAATCCGACGTGCCGTACACGGCCTTGGCGTCCTGCACGTCACTGACCACGGGATTGTCGAGCACGCACACGTGCTCGCTGACCACGCTCGAGATCGTGCCGATAAGCACCCCGTCGTTGCCGTACTGCGAGTGGCCGTCCCCTCTGTCAAGCCTGCCGGCGCCGGCCACGGCCATGCGCTTGCCCACATCCGAGGCAGACAGCGAGACGCCGGGAAGCTGGATATGTCCACTGGACGCGTCGGCGCTGGCAGTCGTGAGCACGCCATCGACCCGCGCGCCGAAATCACGCGGGTCGAACACGTCGGCGCGCAGCATGCCCAGCAGCGCGGATCGCGTCAGCGCGCCCGAACCGCGAACCAGAGCGGCCACCGCCGAATCTTGCAGGACCTGCGTGCCGGCAGCATACGTCTGCGCCTGATCGCGGTATCCCATCGTCTCGTCATGCAGCTGCTGCAACGAGGGCGACACCTGGCCAACTGGCCCGGGAATCGCCACCGTCCTCTTATCGATAATCTGATCAGCCATAATCTCCTCCTTAGTCCGCCAAAGTCCAATAGCCCCAGCCCAATAATTCGGTCACGCCATCCTTCGCGGCGGTCATGCGCCACGAGCCCGACCGCCGACCAGCCCACACATCGCCCGCGAACGCGGCTGGCGGGATGTAGACCACGGCCTTGCCGTCCGGGCCATGCGCATCGCAGTCACGCGAAAACCACGCGTCGCCCTCATCCGAAAGCAGCTCGAAACGGCAGTACCACGCCGTCAAGTCCACCGGCACGTAACCGGCGGCCGGGTCGCTCAAACGCTCCCACAGCACTCCCAGACGATTCGTCACATTGCGCAATAGCCGGTAATCGCCACGGCCCTCGCTCTCAGCCAACACACCAGTCATAGTCGTCCTCCTTTTGATTTTTCCCGCATTAGAATGTCGGCGGCTTCTGCGGCGCGTAGATGATATTGTATCCAGCGAGAACGTACGCCAGACGCTCGAACTCGTCGTAGGTGTACGAGACGAGATTCTGCATGTAGTCCTGCTGTGACGTGAGATGCTCGGTGACGGTCTTGAGCGATTCGACGGTGTCACCTTGGCTGCCCACGACAGCCTGCAGCTGCGTGACGATATCAGTCAGCTGACTTTGCTGATCTTTCAGAGTGTCCTGTTGGATTCCGAGCTGCGTTTGCTGTTCGGCGAGCTTGCCCTGCATGATCTGCTGCTGCTGGATGGTCTGCGCAAGCTGCCCGGTAAGCCCCGTGGTCAGCTCCTGCTGCGCTTGCAACTGCTTCGTGAGCGCATTGAGCTTGATCGTGGTCTGCTCAGTCTCCGAGCCGGTGGAATTATTCGCCTGATTCTTCTCGGTGTTGCGCCGGCGTTCAGCGCGCACGGAATCCTTCGACCAGTCGGCCCTCCCCGGAGCGTACTTCCTTACGCCCAACGGATCCACTGGCGTCAGATCGGGCGGCTCGGGCACGTCCACGGCGGGAATGAGCGGCTGCGCCTGCGCGGCGATGAGCGCGTGACCCGCCTCGTTGGGATGCACGCCGTCGGACTGCACGTCGTCCGGCTTGTCGAACAGCCAGTTCCACGCGTCGATCACCACGTCCGCGCCAACCGTGCGCGCGGCAGAGGAAAGGCCTTTCAGAAACGGCGCGTAGGAGTCTTCGAATCCGTCCGGCTCCAAGCCCTGCGGGCCGACCATGATGGCGAGTTTCGCATTCCGGTAGCGTTTGCGTATCGCATTGGCGATCGCGAACACCTGAGAGGCGGCAGAGGATACGTCGGCATTGGCCTTGGCGTCCTCGTAGCCTGCGGCAAGCACGACGAGACCTACCGAATCTGCTGGAACATTTGCGTCGGCTGCGGCAACGGTCAGCTGCGCGAGCACGCTCTTTGGCTGCATCGTGTAGCCCGCGCCTTCGACTGCATACGTGTGCGGGGTCAGCGCGAGCGCCGTGGCCAGCAATTGCGGCCAGCGCTTCGACTCGTCCGTTATCCCGGTGCCGGCCGGGTTGCCGTCGCCGAAAACCAATGCGTGGATATCGGCCATCATGCGCGCTCCCTCGCCTGGACGCTCAGCCAATCCGAATCCGCCGAGCCATCCACGTCAGTGATCTTCAATTCGAGCATGCGTTCGCCAAGGAAATCATCCTCCACCCACACGTCCGCCCAATCGCCCGGTTTAACCGGATGCTCCTCGCCCACGGACAGGCTGTACGTCTCGTCAGGATAGGCTCCGTAAGCCACTCCCGACTGCGCATACTGGCGCAATGTCTTGAGTTCGGTGGCAGTGGTGTGCGTCGTGTCAGCCGACTGGATCAGCAGCGGCAATGCGCTGTGCTTGTCGGTGACGCGGGCCATGACGGTCTTATCACCATGCTTGCCGCCGATCGCATACACTTGGTTCGTCATGCCGGACCCTTTGCCGTCCACCGACGTGAGCTTGACGCGCTGGCCGGGGACATCCGCATGCCATGCGCCCGGAGCCTTGACCTCCAGCCACTGGTGGTCAACGATCTCGGCCTCGTGGTCCTTGAGCGCGGACCCACTGCGCATCTCGAACGTCAACGTGCCGTCAGGCTTGATGCGCGGGTCGAAACGGATCTCATTGCCATCCGCCAATTTGGCCAGGTCATCCAAACGGTCAGACGTTTTCGCCACGTCATAGCCGTTATAGGTGCGCGTATTGGTTCCGCCCTCAACAGGTGGCAGTGTTATGGGCAGCGCGCCCCATTTCATCGCTTCCGCGACCAGGCCGCGCGCGATATCGCTGTAGGAGCCTGTCAGCGTGAGCGCCCATGCGCCGGCGGGATGCTCCTCGTCCACAAGCACGTCGCCATCCACCCAGCCATCATCCAATGCGTGGTTGAGCACGAGGCGCGTCGAGGTCAGCGACCAGCCGCCCCCGCACGACAGACTCAGCTTGCGGCCGTCATGATCCCAATGGTAATCCACCAATGGCCCAGCATGCTTCACATCCTCGGAATCGGTCGCCGGATCATAGCGGTGCACGGCGAGAATCACGCCCCACAATTTCAGCAGCTCATGCAACCCCCTGGGGATGCTCAATGCTTCGCGCGAATAATCCACGTCCACTGAGAGACTGCCTGGCTCGTTGATCGAATCAGACCATTGCGCGGCAGTATACGGCAGACGGAACATCGGATCGCCAAGAGGCCCGAACACGTCACACACCAACGGATCCAACGCCATGTCTACCTCCAAGCAGGGAAAACTGTCATCGACAGCGAGCCGCCGCCGGACAATGAAACAGGGATAATGCTTGCGCCGGGCGGAATGCGGAACGCCTGCCCCGATGCCACGCCAGCAGACGGGATCATGTCGCGCAGGTCAAGATCGAGAACGTTCGCATTCCCAGACCATTTAACCGTGCGCGAGCCAAGCGACAACGACAACGCCGTCACGCCGCCATCCACATGCACGCTCGGCCACGACCCCACACGGCCCGCATTCTCCACACGCAACAATCCACCCGAAGGCAAGAACACAACCGGATCACCATACTTCAACGGATCGGGAATGTGGACAATGAGCGTGAATGTGAACACTTGCTCGCCGGAGAACATGGACGGCTCTGGGTCGTCGGCCAACCACCCACGGTAATGCCTCCTGCCGTGCGCATCCTCCACCGTCACCTTTAGATCTCGGGCCATCAGATCGCAGACACGATCCTCGAAACCGGCAGCCTCCACCGAGGAGCAGCCTCTCACCGCCCCTCCGATGGAAATGTTTCTGCCGCCCGACGTGAGACGCGATGGAGAATACTCGCCATCCTGCTGGGGGATATCGATCCCCGACTCGCGCGGAGCGGGAGACCCAAGTCCCTTGAGCGAGGTCAAGTACATTATTCCACGCATCGCAAGCCGCATCTCAATCAGCGGCAGGCAATCCACGTCGCTTTCGATCACGACTCGCGTCATAGCATCTCCTCAGTCGATAGGAACTGCGACAGCGTTACGCCGGTCGCGAGCATCGATGGCCTTGACTACAAGATCCGGATCGTTGGAATTGATCGTGTACGACGGCGAATATGATCTGGCAGGCGCTTGTGATGAACTGCTCGCATACCGCTTGGTTGGTGTCGCGTACTCCCGCGCCGCCACACCCATGCTGGCGTTGATGCCAGTGGATCCGACCATACCTGCGAGCTGCCCGCCAACGCCGGAAACAAACGGCACAACGTTCGCCCTGAAACTCTTCTGCAACGAATCCCCGAACCCTTGCATAATCACGTTTCCAGCAGGGATCAGCAGCCTCGCGTCATAAGAGAGAGGACCCTTGTGGTCAGCGACCCAACCGGCGATTCCGGACACGAAGCCAGTGACTTTGTTCCACGCGGATTTCATTCCGTCGAGCAGTCCGCTGATTATCGAGCTGCCTGCGTTCCACAGCAGCGAGCCGACGTTACCCAAAGCGCCAAGAATCCGACCCGGAATGCCAGCGAAAAACCCGACCACGTTATTCCAGATATTCCCAACGAAATTCGCGGCAGACTGGAAGAACCCGCCGATTGCACCACCGATACCGCCGAAGAAGCCGATGATCCGACCTGGTATCCCCTGAAACCACGAGACAACCGCATTCCAAGCATTCTGCGCATTCGTACCAGCAGACCGGAAAAACCCTACAATGCCGTTCCATAAGCCCTGGAAGAAGACGCTGATGTTCGTCCACGCTGCCTGAAGCCACGACATGAACCACTGCCAGATGGCCTTCCCGGTCTCCGTCTGCGTGAAGAAGTAGACAAGAGCCGCAACAACAGCGCCTATCGCCAGAGCAACCCACGTCAGCGGGTTAGCCAGCAATGCCACAGTCCAAGCCCACGTCGCTGTTACAGCGCCCCAAATGGCCGGGAGAAGCGCCACGGCAATGGCTGCCGCGAACCCTGCAAGCACAGGGGTGAGCGCGCCTACCTTGCCAAGCCAACCGATGAAATTCGCAATAGGGCCGACGACTGCCGCGATCCCGCCACCCAGCCACCCGATAGCTTTCCCGATTCCGTTAATCGCTCCTGCGATGTTCGCCGCGCCTATCGACTGGATAATATTCGCAATGGACCTCGTAATAGCTGTCTTAACGTTCTCCATGCTCGTGCCGATGCCGCCCGTGGCATCCTTCGCCTGTTTGGCGAACGAAGCGAACCCATTCACACCGTTCTTGTCGAGTTTCTTTACAGCGTCATTGAACTGACCGAAGGATACCTTGCCATGCTTCATAGCGTCATACAGATCCATCTGGTTGTGCCCCGCGCCCAATAGACTGACGGCCAGCTGGTTCATCTGGCCAGGCATCGCGTTCACGACAGATCGCCACGCCTGCATGTCGACCTTGCCGACGGAAAGCATCTGCGTGTACTGCTCCATCGCATTCGCCTGCTCACCCGTGCTCTTGCCTCCAGCCAACAGCGCGTCATTGAACGCGAGGCTGATGTCGGTCGCTTCCCCCAGATTCTTGGTCAATGGAGCGATTTTCTGCACCATTCCAGTCATGGAATCCAATGAGGTAGGCAAGCCAATAAGCCGGTCGCTCATTACCTTGACCTGCTTGGCTGCATCCGTGGACGAGTATCCGAGATTGCCCATGACCTTCGGAAAAGCGTTGAGCGTATCCACACGGTTGACTGCATCGCCAATGCTGCCGGAAATCACATTCATCGCCTTGGATGCGACAGCAGCAGCAGCTCCCGCTATCGCTCCGGTCTTCAGCAAACCGCCGCCAAAGCCTTTTCCTGCCGAAACTCCACCGGAAACACCAGCTTTCGCAGAGGCATCGCCGAAAGCCGCTGAAATGGCGTTTCCCACCCCCTTCATGGAGGGAACTATTGCGACATACGCTTGGGCCAATTGATATGCCAAGGCACACTCCCCTCATGGAGGAAAAAAGAGAATATGTGGAAACCCGGGGAAACGGCGGACTAGGCGTTCTCCCACTGCTGCTCATACCATGCGTCCAACTCTTCGGGCGTCATGCTCATGACCTGCTGCGTATGCTGCTTCTCGACGGTTTCGCCCGGACGCGGCAAGGGCTTCGGGCCGCTCCCCTTGTGGTCGGAGAGCATGTACTGGAACCGCGCGATCTCGTCGAACACGCCCGCGAGCAGATAATCGGTCGTGGTCCATGCGGCTGGCTTGTTCAACCGTATCCACACCATGCTGCCGGGCGGCAGATTCGCGGCGAGGTCGGCGGCGCGTTGCACGCCGATGCCCTCGATGTCATCGCTGTCGAGCCGGTAGACCCGCTGGAAGTCCGCGCGCAAGGCGCCAGGGCATTCGTGCAGCAGGAATACCAGCGTCAGGAGTTTGGGTTCAGCTCCGAAAGCACCTTGGTGAGGAAGTCGGCGATGCGCTCCACCGGAACCCTGCCCGAATCCGCATCCCTCAAGGCGTCCTTCAACGCAGGATATTCCTCGCCGAACACCTTGCGCAGCACTGGCGTGGGGAGTCCCTTGCCGTCCTGTAGATCGTAGAGGTCGTCCACGAGGTCGATGTCGTCGAACACCTGCGGGTCCACATGCACGGTGATCCCGTCGATGGCGACTTCCTTTTTCTCGCCCTGCTTGGGCTTATGATCCTGTGGCTTCGTCGCGGTCATCTCAAGCCTCACTGTCCACTCGAAGCGGTCACTGCGATGTATTCGCGCGAAGTGCCGACGCCATCATCGGTCGCATAGTCTGGCCATGGGTTCGCGCTCAATGTCACGTCGTAGCTTTGGGCGTCGGATGCGGCGATCTTACGGTCTCCGAACTCGCTGCGCGAAGCGTCCGGGATGACGATGCGATCCTTCTTGCCACCGGTCACAGCAAGTTCGATCACGGTCACGAAATGGTCTGTCGGCAGCGCGTGCGTGATAGTGATGCCAGCGTCGAGGGTTCCCGTCACGTTCGCCGCACCGTAACGGGTCTTCGCAGCATCCGGGTTCAGGACGGACAGGAGCGCGAACTGGTAGGATTCCGCATAGCTCGTGACCTCCTTGATGACGGTGTTGCCGTTGAGATCCTTGACCTCGGTGGTGTCCGTGTCGGTGCTGTTCGTCACCCCGTCTTCGGTGATGTACCCGTTGTTCTTATAAGCCGCATCCAATGGCGTGGCCGAATCGGTCGGCAATGCCGTTCCTGCGGGCGCGGTGAAGATGTATCCGGCGACCTGGCCCTTGCCGAGCGTGGCTTCCTGTGGATTATTTGGCACGATTGATACTCCTTAAAAAATCAGGCCACGGACGTGACCTGCAATGTGATTTGATATCTCGACTGCCGTGATTCGGGGTCGGGATTGTTGATGATGGACAGGATGTTGACCGCGCCGATCTCGTCATGCTCCACAAGGTTCAGCAATGATGGTTTGACAAGGCGCGTAGCCGCGTCCGAAGCGTTCCACCGGCTTGTCTCCCACACCTGCACGGAAAGCAGGGGCGAGGCGAACAGGAGGCCGTCGGAGCCGCCTGTTCGCTCCACGGTGATGAACCGATCAGGCCGTTCCGCGGGTACGGAAAGGGACGCCGGATAATCCCCCAGCGTCCCGTCAGCGTTCAGATGGTCGATGACCAGCTTCTCGATGTTGATTGCCATCAGCCGCCGCCCAGAGCCTTGGTGAGCGTATTGTGCGACGCCTGGTCGATTCGCGCCTCGTAGTTGCTGGTTGACACCAATGCCGTCGTTCCCTTCGCGCTGTCACGCGCCGCGGTGGCCGCGTATTCGGCCCCCTCGGTCACATGCAGCGCGTTCGCGCGTTCTGCCAGCCTCTCGGCTTCGGAGGCGACCGCAGCCTGAGTCGCGGCGTCCCGCCGGTAGGCAGTGAAGGCCGGAAGATTGAGTTTCACGTTCCGTGCCACGGCTACCCCCTTACGTCCCTGACCTTGACGGTCAGATTCCAGTCGGTCGGCGTCAGACCGCCGTCATATGGGCGCGGGTCGCCGAGTATCGGATAATCCACGCCGTCGATACGCACCGAAGCGCCACGCAGCGAGTGGTATGCGAACGAGCGCGGGAAATACAGGGTCTTCGCTACAACGATCCCATCAGGGCGGATGGAACCGGCGAGATTGTCCTGATCGCCGTCAGCTACCAGCACATTATCCACACCGGTTTCGGTCGTCACAAAGATTGGATCGCCACCCGGATCAACGCCCTGCTGACTGCGTTCCACAAGCGTGACGGATTCGCCTTTCATATGACGCCACCGCCGCTCATGTCCACGCTGAACGCCTTCTGCACTCCCCTGCCCAGCCGCTGCTTCTCAGCCTTCGTGAGATACAGATCACCCAAAGGATTCGTGTAGCTGACCGACTCGTTGAACGGCCCTGTCGTCTGCTGCGTCGAACTGACACCAGCATTATCGCCAGCGAGCATCGCACGCTTCACCATCGCGCACACAATGCCAGTCAACGTCAACGCCGAAGCGCTCACGTATCCGGGCATCGTGTCCACGATCAACTGGGAGGCGTCAGACAACAGTGTCGTCGCCTGAGCCTGCTCGGCCTCGGTCAGAGAATGCCATCGAGCCTGCAGATCGTCGACAGTCGCGAAAGCGGGCTGAGGAGTGATCGCATCGGCCATGGTCGCCTCCTACTCTTAGTCGCCGACCATGATGTTCTTGGCCTTCATGTCCGCCAGCAGCGCGTTGACCGCAGTGACGATGGCGGCGGCGTCCGCGTCGGTGGCGATGGCCGCCATGTTGGCGAGCTGCTTAACGCCGACATCAATAGGGTTGCCGTCATCGCCTATGAACACAGTGTCCGTCGTGGCCTGCAACTGGTCGGCAAGCGCATCAGCGGCCTTAACCGGATGAAGTTGATATGCCATTTCATATCACCTTTCAGACCGTGAGCAGGACGAAACGGTTCACGTCACGCAGACGGAAACCGATCTCAAGCTCGACACGGACCGCAAACATGTTGCGTTCCCACAGGTTCACCGGCTCGCCATCCAACGTGATCGTGGACTGGTCGCTGATGCTCATGCTCAAGCCTTCTACCGTGCCGAACGTAGCCGAAGTGAACTCACCAGCGATGCCGACGACCTCCGGGACTGCCGGATTGGTACCGTCTGCATCCTTGCCGGGGATTCCAGCGCCCTTGGACACATAGACCGGGTTGCCGAGGATGGTGCTCACATCAGCACCGGTGGTGCCGTTCAGGAACAGCGGACGACCGTTATTGTCCGTTGACTGTCGCAGGATGGAGCGTCCATGCGGGGACAGCGCCCAGCCGGTGATCTCGCCATCGTTGTCGGTCACGGAATCGTCGGCGGCGTTCAGCTTCTTCCATACCTGGCTGCCAAGAGCGATCTTCGGCGCGTCGGTGAGCTGGTCGAACAGGTCGCCGGGCTTCGTGTCCGCGCCAAGCACGGTGCGGTCGATCTTCTTGGCGATTGCACCCGGCGCGCGCGCTACGACCGCGTTATAGAGCGACTGCTTATCGCGGCGGAACTGGTTCGAGAACGGGATTATCACGGCAACCGTGTAGCCCGCCATGTCCTTCTTGTCGAACGTGACCTTGGACTTAGGCTTCACCGCGGTTTCAGCCACCCAGTCGGCCTCAAGGTCGCCCTCGATGATCGGGATGCGCAATCCCGCACCGGGAAGCGCGATGTTGGGTACGAGTTGCAGGAGCGCGGACTGGTATGCCACGTCCTGCCAGATCTGCGCCTGAGTCTCTGGCGTCAGATCAATGCCGGTCGTCTTCCGGCTGATATCAATTGGTTCTGTAACGGCCATAATTGTTTCTCCTTAAAAAGAAAACCCGGCCTAGAAGCCGAGCCTGTTGAGCGATTCGATGAAATCGGCTCCTTTGCCAAGAGGCCGATGATGTTCGGGCTGGTCACCGATACCGGGAATCTTCAGCCCAATGGGATGAATTTTGTCGGCATTGGACTGAATTCGTTCGGCGTGGGCCTGAATCTCCTCCAATGTCGAGCCTTCAAGAACTTCAGCAGGAACGCCCGTGTCTTTCGACACTTGCGTCTTCCATTCGGAAAGCTGCTTGGCCGTCTCGAAACCCTTGAGCTTCGATTCGGCTTCTTCGGCACGTTTCAATGCCGTCTGCAAATCCGTTTCGACGCTTTCGGCTTTCGAGGCCTTCTCCTTGAGTTCGTCATAATCCGAGAACTTGCCGCGCTCACGGTAGAGTCGCTTCTCGATGAGCTTGTTCACCTCATCCTGAGAGAAACTACGCTCCGCCTCTGGCTGTTTGTCCTCGTCATGCTGTTCCACCGTGGTTCCAGCGGTGTCTTCGGCGTTTTCAGGCATGCCGAAACCTCCATCCTTGTATGAATATCACCACAAAACGGTTGTGGCCACCGCCGCGGAACAAAGCCGCGTAAATTCTGAAAATCAGCCTTTCGACTGCACGCCATCCGTGAAATCATTCGGATACATGCGACGCATGTTCGCGAGGATGGATTCGGTGCTTGGCGTCTGCCCGCCAGACTCGGATTCTGCTGCGTCACGCGCACGAAGGTATTTGTCATACATTGTGTCGGGATCGTAGCCCTCGATGTGGTGTGTGTCTTTATCCCACTCACCTACCACCTGACAGTCGCATGCCGAATGGAATCGGTTGAAGTCGCCGCCGGCCGAACGCTCCGTGTAATACACGAAGCCGCGCGATGCGAGCATCCCGCAGAACACGCAGGTCTTCGCTCCGGTTGGCACTCTGGCAAACCGTGGCTTGCTCGGATCGTAGCGAACGTTGCGAGCGACTGTCTCGCGTCCGGAATATTGCACCCAACGATTCAAAGCGCCCTGAAGGAACGCGGCCATGTCAGCACTGTTGCCTGTGAACAGATCACCGGCCTTGTAGCGCACCGTAGCCTGTATCGCAGCATCGGGGAAGGGATCAGCCGTCACAGGATCATAGGCTCCGCCAACCTGCGTGGCGCGTGTGCGCTCATACCATTCAGCGGCAGATGAAGCCGCGATGTTCCCATACTTGCGAACCAGCGCTGGTATTTCATCGAGCAGCAGATCACGCTGCCATGCTGGATCCATTCCCTGTACTGTTTGCCACAGTGACTGCATTTCCCGTTGCGCCAGCCTCACCGCCTGCCTCTGCGCCGCCGACAGTTGGTTGACCTGTGCTCTGGTTGTCATTGGATGCCCCGATCAGTTTGTCCAACGTGGATGAAGCCTCGGCCTGACGAACCCGATTGAGTATCGTCGTAACATCCTGCTGGTCGAAACCGGCGTAACGCCAGCCGACCTCGGTCTGCGCGAACTCCGGTGACACGGAAGCGATCTTGCTGAACGAGTCGGCGCGCGCAGCGTCGGACACTTCGCGCGTAGGTGCCCAGACTGGTCGGATAGCGCTCAGCTCATCAGGAGTGGATTTCAGGTTGTCCCTGAGTCTTACGCCCATAATGACGGCTTCCTTCAAAGCCCTGCCGAACCGTTTGTTCTGCCTGTCCGCCTCACGACTCAGCTTGCGCTCGGCGGCGGCCATGGCCTCGGCGGAAGCTGGATTATCCATCGTCACACCAAGATCACTCACCGGAATATTCGTCTCCGACGCGACCATGAGCGCAATCGTCTTCAACATGTCCGAATGCGGCTGCATCGAAGCCTGCGTCACCTGATGCAAGGTCGGCGTACTACCGTCCTCGTCCTTGCTGATCGCATTGATCGCACTGATAAGACTCGACCATGTATCCGCGCTGAACGCATCCTCACTCGCCCCGAGGAACCAGAGCTTCGGCACCGCGTAGAACTCGGCTGAAGCCTCCATGCGCACAATCGTGCGGAACCCGATATCGGTCAACGCCATCAGCGGACGACTCACGCGGCTGCGCCCAAACGGACGATTCAACTGCGCGTCATAGCTCACCGCGACCACTGGCGGACGGCCAAGCGGATTATAGTATGCGTCAGCCTGCCAAGGAAGAGTACGCCCATCGCACACATACACCTTGTCGTCAAGCCACACATTGAACGCCGTAATACTGCCATAACGGTCATCATCCGTAATCGTCAACGCGGCTTTGATACGCTGCTGCTGCCGATCCCATATCGCAGCAGACCAGTCAGCGGAACGCGGCATCAGAAACACACGACCATCATCACCGGTCGTCACTGTAAGAAACGAGCATGAATGCATGTACGCGCTCGAAACCAAACCAGGAACCACAGTGTCAAGAGCATTGTCCTCAACAATGCGCGCCACATCAAACGAATCCGTCTCACCCGAAGTCGAAAAACCATCGAACACACTCAAATCAGCAAGAGAGCGTACCGCCTTCGCAGGCCATCCGATCATCGCCTCCGACTTAGCCTTAATGGAATCGGGTATCGATATCCCGAAATCCTTCAACGACTCGTGCGCGTCAACATATTTGGAACGAATCAGATTACGTGGATATTTATCCGACCAAACGGCCAAAAGCTGTTGAATCGTCACCATATCCGAATCAGGAATTCCTTTGATACGCGGAATATTCACAGACCCGACATTAAGAAACGGGGAACCATTCGCAGAGAACGGTGAACTCATGAAATCCATCAGACCATCACCTTCTGCTTTCTTCCCGGATGCCGTTTGCTCGTGAATGCGCCGTGCAGTGCGAGCGTGCACGCGACCAATGGTGAGATATCAATATCGGAGCCCTTCTTGTTCCAACCGAACGCACCACTGTTACCAATGGGACGAGTGGTGGCACCCTCTACCGCCAAGCTCAACGGCTTTTGCACATCATCTGGAAGATGGTGAAGCTTTCCTTGTGCGAGCATGTCCTGAAACCGTCCGCACGCCTGCCCCATATCAGCAGCGTTTGTCATCGTCACTCTCACATGCCTCGCCTTCAGCTCAGGAATCAACACCATCGCCGGTGACTGCGCGTCAACCACCACCGCCGCCGTCTTAGGCCACCTTTCAGCAATCCAATCCGCAGCCCACGCCATACCCTGACTACGCGGATCCTCGAAACGAGCCAACTCGACATGAGCCGAACCATCCCTGTATCTCACACACGCCCCGACAGCCAACGAGGACCGGTCGGGAGCCATGTCCACCGCATAGGAGGCAGTGCCCCCATCGGCGCGCTGCTCCACCATGCCGGCAGCCCATAATTCCGGGTTGATGGCGCTTTGCGTGACCGTCTCATCCCAGATGCCCAGCGCCTCGCGCCGGAACGTGTCATCATCCATCTGACGTTTCATTCGCAGCATGGAACTCTCGGGCGTACGCGTCGGATACGACGGGTTGGCCTTGGCCCACTCCTTGCGATCGTCGGAATCCGCGTCACGGTCCGCCGAGAACTCCACATACACCATGTCGTCCTCACCCGCCAACGCCTGGGCACGCAGGTTCGTGAACTTCTCCCCCGGGTCAGACGGCTTCGGCGGGGTCCCCATGTACAGCACCAGCCCGATATCCCGCGGTGAGGCATTCGTGGTGGGCACCATGTCGGAAACCGTCTTCTCGCTCAGGATCTGAGCCTCGTCGAACACGATCACGTCCACCGCGTCGAAACCACGACCGAACCCTGACTCGCGGGCACCGAACAGGATGCGCGAACCATTCGCGAACACCACCTCTGGCCTGCCCTGAGGCTCATGCACCACACGAATATAGCGGCGTAGGGCCTTGCGTTGCGCAAGCCCCTTGAAGAACATGAACGTCTGGTATGCGGTACTCGACCGGTGAGCCGTCCACAACACCGTCATGTTCGGTATCAGCGTGGACAGGATGAAAATCATCGTACCCACCGTGAACGTCTTGCCCGTCTGACGGCAGATCGACATCACGATGCCACCGATGGTGGCGGCGAACGAACCATCCGCCCGCTTCGCCAACATCAGACGGCCCAACCCGTCCTGCCACCGGTCATACACAATGCCACATTCCACGGCTCGTTCGTTCACACGCGGCCACAACGTGCCCGTAATGCCGGACGGTTGGATTACATGGGCGGCGAGACTAGACAGGCTCCCATTCTTCAGCCTCGGCCGGCGTTTCGATACCATCGACACCAGCCTTCCCGCCATCGGAGCCCTCAAGCCCTTCAAGCTCCTTCTTCACATCAAGCATGCGTTTGGTCAACGCCGCCAAATCCTTCGGCGACGTGCCAGGGTCGAACACCGCGACCTTCAACCGTTCCAAGGTCCGCGTCAACAACGACTCATACGATTCACCAACAGTTGCAGAATCTTCGACAGGCCCGACCGGTTCATCGGGTGCATCAACGGTCTTTCTACGCATCTGCACGAACCCCTTCCCATCCACGAAAGGGACAGCAGGTCATGCGCACGAACCGCGCACGCGAATAAAACTCCACGCCTCCCCGCCTGTAACTCCGAGCATCGGAACGCACGAACACATGCAGCCCATCACCAGAACAGGAAACCTCAACAAACAACACCGGCTCCGCAATACCCCGAACCACCTTGGCTACATCAGACTTCAACGTCCCGGACGAGGTAAAGCAATGATCGAAGTCATAGACCGCGAATCCATCGCCCAGCATTATGCCGAAACCATCGCCCACACTCGAAGCGAGCACCTCGGCATACGAAACCCACGACCGCGGATTCGTACTCGAAGCATTCCTGCCGTCCAAGCGCAGCGGCTTCTTACCGTCCGCACGAACCCAGATCCGGGCATCCGTCATCACATCTGGCAAAGGATACTTCGCGCGGAGGCGGTACGCCTTCTGCCTGCATGCCCCGGAGCAGAAAAACGGCGCGATCGCGCGGCTCCCCGGCTGTAGCACATTATGGCAAATGAGACATCTCATGCACTCAATAATAGCAAAACGTTACGGCAAACACCAATAATCTCAACAATTATTCCAATCATCTGAATCTCATAATCGCAAAAACCACTCAGAGGAAAGCAAACCAACCAGCCCGATAAACGGACCGGAAACCGCACAAAACCGCCATACAGAGGCCACCACAGGTCGATTCGAGCACCATCGGCAACCCGTGGGAAAAACGGTGTGTGAAAAAGGCGCTATGCCCTGCGGGGAGCCGCGGGGGCGGGGGCGGGGTGGTGCCCCCTGGGTTCACCATTCCGATGTTCGAAACGGTATTGACGTTGCTTTTATGTTCGCCTTGCCTTTGATGGCGTTTCGTGCCCATTGCGTTGAATGATTCGACTTGAGCTGATTGCAGCAGCGATGCACAAGATGCACGTTGTCATGTTCTGTCGCGCTTCCGCCTCGGCTGAATGGAATGTCCTCATCAAGTTCAGGCGCTCTTGGATCGTTCTTCGGCAGTGTCTTGTCGACTAATTGTCCGCAGATGTAGCATGTGTCTTCGCTTGAGAAGATGCGTTTGCGCAGCGTTCTTCGCCTGTAGCCGTTCTGGTAGCGGCCTCCACCGGCCTTATTGGGCATGGGGGTTGTTCTCGCTGATGTATGCCCATGCGCCTTTCGGGTATGCGGCGATGGTGGCGTAATGCTTGCCCCAGATGGTGAGGAGGCCTGTCTTCTTGTTTACCCGGTATCCTTTGGCTTCCGGGAGGGTGATGTTTTCACCCGTAGGGGTGGTTACTGCGAACATAAGGTCTCCTGAAGGAAGATGCCCTGCGTGGGAAAGGTAGCACGACGGGCAAGAGTAAACCCCGCCGCACTTGGCGAGACGGGGTGGGGATTTGGTTTGGTCGGCTTGCATGGAGTTGCACCGTGCCCGTTCCATGCCTGCAAGATTTGCGGGATGGGGTTTCTGGTTAAGCCTATTGCGCTCGCATGCGAAAGGCCGGTATTCCTACCGACCCTGCATACACTGAAATCAATAATACAAACATACCGCAATCAAATGACATTCGTGTAATTAGATCGGCGTTTTTCTATCGAGAAGATTGCGTATCCTGTTTCCTTGTCGTTTCCAATCCACTCGTATAGATCGGATATCGTGCCGATTGGCGAGTCCGCCCATGTTTCAAAGCCGATGTGCGGGTCCGCGTCTTCGGGTTTCAGGGATTCGAGGTTAACGTGGGTGAGCATGGTGCCGTATTTGTCAGTGATGGTCGGTCTGATGGATGTCCCATAGACGCTTTCAGCAGGCTGCCATTTGAGTTCGTAGGTCGTTCGGAGTCGGGCATCGTCTCTTTCGGCGACCGTGCACAGCACGTCCCTTGCCTGCGCGGTGATCGATTTTGAATGGAGTTCCAGAACGAACGACCTGATCACCCCTTGTCTTATGACCTTTTCGGACAGATCAGAATCGGACACCGTCCAGTCCATGATGAATGGCTCGCTGAGCAGTTGCTGCTGGTTGTCCTCTTGCATGGTCATGCTATGCTCCTTCCGCGCAGTCGAGGAGCTCGATGGGGTTGAAGCTCCACTCTCCCGATTCGAGTCTACTGCTGCTGGGCAGTTTGCCGCGTGCGAGCCAGTTGCTGACGTTGAACCGTTTGACCGGCAGGTTGGTTTCCCTGCGGATCCATGCGGCGGCTTGTGCGGGCGTGCACGTGAGCGTGCGGTCGTGTCCTTGCGAATCGGTGGGGTCATTGCGCAATCTGGCCCGTCTCGCATCCTGCAATGCTTTGACGTTCCAGATGCTGCCGCAGTATTCGCATTGGGCTTCCTTGGCTCCTTTGGGCGCGCGTACGGGGCGTCGGCAGACGTCCGATAGGCATGGCCCAAATATGATCATGTCTTCGCTTGAAGTGGTGCGCCGTTTGACTTTGGCTGCGATGGCGGTGACTTCTCGATAGGTGGTCTTGCAGTCGGGTGCGCTGGCGAGTTCTCCGACGTGGCTGAGGCATAGGCGTATGAGCTGCTGGGGCTTATTCCCGTACCGGTTTATAGTGGCGGCGGCTTGGCTCAGGACGTCGGCCGCTTGGTCGAGCAGGTCGGCGGCGGATAGGTCGAGGGGCGTTGGCGCTTCGCTGGGGTGCGAGTGGCCTTGGCTGCGTCCGCCCAGTTTGACCTCGCGGCGTGCTATGGCGGTCAGCTCGTAGATGCCGAGGCGCAGGCCGTGCAATGCGTCGGCAAGCTCAGTGCGATGCTGCTTGCACAGCACTCCACCGCGCACCATGCCATCGCACACGGGGCACTTCGATGGTTCGCTCATAGGATCAGTTCCCCTTGCTGGCAGTAAGTGCTGCCTTCGTCTCCGTAGTCGTTTTCGTCGAGGATCCATTCATGCCAGCCATCGACCTCGTCACAGTCGGTCAGCTCCATGACGGTGGTGTATCCGCAGGTCATGCATCGGGACAGCACGAGGGAGTGTGGCTTGTGGTCGCAGACCTGGCCGTTGATCATGCGGGGCAGGACGCGGGTGTGGCATTGCTTGCAGCCGCGCCAGCCCAGTTTCGACGCCCCGCCGCCGAATGTGAGACCATCGATGGGCATCCACTTGTCCCAGATGACCGGGTTCCCGTCCCATTTGGGCGGGAGGGCGTGCCTGCTCATTGTGCCGCCTCCAGGATTCGTTTCGCGTTGTCGATCATGCTTGCGGCGTACCGGTGCGCGGTGGACTGTTTGTCGTCGTCCTGCTGCTGGTACACGTCTGCCTGCTGCCTGCATTCCTCGGCTATGGCGCCGATCCGTTCGAGCAGATCAATCATGCATCCTCCTTGGGCTTGGCATCGCGTCGTGGTTTGCGCATTCGCTGGATGAGCTTGTAGGTTTCGAGGTCGTCAAGGTCGACCTTGACGGTCGGAAGCTCGGTCTTTTCGAGGTTGGCGAGCATCTTCTCCTCGCGCTTCCTTTGCCGGTATGCGCGCTGGTATTCGCGCTGGTATTCGGCGTATTTGCGTTGGTCTCTCAAAAGTCCGGCCCCTTGTCGTTCGCGGTTTCGATGACGGCTTTGACGAGCGCGATGGGCTGCTTGAGCAGGTGCGCTGTCTCCTCGGGCGAGTAACCGGCCTCGGCCCATTTGAGGATCATGTCGATCGTTGACTGTCTCATGCTTCACGCTCAAGGATTTCGAAGAGGTCAAATAAATCGCATTGCGGACTCATCCACAGTCTTTCTCTTCGCCCATTCAAGCGATTTGACGATCGCCCGTTCCCCTGTCCGCCGATGCTGTAAACCTTCCTCCAGCCATAATCAATAAGCTCGTCATTATCGTCGTCATATCCTGCTAGAACGATCATGAGATCGGAATCGGTTTTTGTTTTGCACCAGTCGAGCACCTTTGATGCCAGATCGCCTGAACCAATCCGATACAGTTTGTTTTTCGTTGACTTGTACGGCGGATCAAGGAAAACGGCAGTCCCGGTCGTTCCCTCAGTAAATCGCAATACGGTAGGAGAAAGAACTCGCGTCCAATCTCCCGCTGTGATTCGTACACGCTCGAGTCTCTCCTGCAGCGCGCGGAGGTAAGCGACAGCCTTATCTGATCTCGACTCGTTTGGCATTCTCGGCATGTTGCGCAATAATCCCATTGGCGGAGGGCCAATGCATGGAATTTCCCGGGATATCCCAGAACTGGAGCTGGTGGTCTTGACTAAACGCTGTCCGACAATATTCCAAGGGCCACCAAAAGGTTGGAAGATAGAGGTGCACATGACGTAGATCCAGTATGCGCCGGCACGCAGGTCATAGTAATTGATGTCTCCTTCAAGAAGCTCTACCGGTTTTGACTCTTTCCAACTGGCGAGGAATGCTGCCCGAGCATGCAGCTCAACCTCAGAAACAGGCAGGAATGCCTCTCTGACAATCCCTTCGGGGTCAAATTTTATGCATCGCAGTGCGTTGATTAGCAATCCGTCGGAGTCGTTGACAACCTCGTGTCTGATTCCACTAAAATCAGGCCTGCCAAGCAGCATTGCGCATGATCCGCAAAATGGCTCGATGTAGCAGCCTGGATCGCCTAATGCATCCCATACCGCACGCGCAGCATTTCTCTTGCCGCCCGGATATGGGAATGGCGCTGGCAGCTGGTTATCGGTCATGCGAGAGCCAAAACCGTTTGAAAACTCACTTGCTCTGCTCATTCCGTCACCGCCTTGCGAGCAGCGGTCAGCACGCGCTTGGCAAGCAACTCAAAGGAGCGACTACTGAAATCAGCGGAAGCGCCATGTATCGTTGCGCCCGAGTTCATCGCGACATCGAAATTCCATGCTGCTAACTCGTCTGCCACGGCTTTCACTTCCTCTTCCGTAGGCTCGGCGGTACGCGCGTAGACGTATGCGACTCGCATTTGGCCTCGCCGCAGTTCCTCGGCTCGGGCTTGGAAGTCGCGTAATTGGTAATCTGCGCTTTGCACGTCTGTCGGACGCGGCATTTTTGGATATCTGCTTAACGCTTCCCTTCTTGCGATGCTCATGATTCATGCTCCCGACTCTTCGCGAGGGCTTCCATCGCGATGCCCATTGCTCCTATGCCGTCGTCCTCTCGGTCGTTGATGGAGTCGTCGAAAGCTGCCTCCATGACGGCAAGCTCCTCGTCCGTCGCCGTCAGCGCCTCGCGACGGATACGCTCGTCATGCTCGGCAAGCCAACGATTGAACGCCGCATAGCATTTAGACCCGTAGTTCGAGCCGATTGCGTCTATCGGCTCTCCGGCCTGCTCGAATTTCCGAGGGTTGCCATGGAAACCATTGCACACTTCCTCTGTTGTCGGCGTATACCGCCCCTGCCTCATGTTGCTCATTTCGTCTCCTTGGTTTCGTGGTTTTCGTAAGGGTTGGGCGTCATCCCTGCGAGCAGTCTTGAGGTCATGGTGTCCGACTGGACTGATTCCATAGCGTCCATCCACCCGGTCTCATGCCCTTCCTGCCATGCTTTGTGTTTGACCTGCTCGATCATGCGGTCAAACTCTGGGTCGTAGATGTATTCCGTGTCGAGCAGGTAATTCTCGATGGTGCAGTCGGGATCGTTGATGTTATCGGCGTTGAAACGGTTTGTTGAATAATGGATTTTTGCATCTTCGACACTTGGCGTGTAAACCACATGCGCGTCATTGGACGTTTCATGCCCTGAGGCTTGCGTAATGGGGGTGTCCTGCGCGGTTTGTCTTGAATGCGGTAAGTTATTGCTCTTCGTATTACTGGGCGTTCCTAGGGCCGTTTCTGTCATTTCGTTTCCTTTCCGATGATGTCCGCGAGGCCGAGTCGCCCGGCGAAATGGTGGTTATTGGTTGGCTTGTGTTTTTCCGGTGCCGCTGGAAGCAAGTGGCCTCTCGCCATATCAAGCGCCTTGGCGAGAGCCTGCTCGCGGCTCATGCCCGCGTTCGCATTGGCGATCAACGCGCGCCTGGCCGCCCACTGTTCATCGGCGCTCAGGTCGAGCGGCTCCAGCATGCGACCGATCTCAGCCTCAGACAGGCTCGAGCTTGGACGGCGCGACTTGACGATCTCCACTACGTCGCCCGGCTGTATGCGCCCGAAGTCATGGCGGCGCCCGTACCATTCGGCGACAGCGCTCATAGCATGCCCGTAGTCGGTGTCGACGCTGCTGTTGACGACTCCGGCGAACAGCACTGCGTCGTCGATGTCGGCGCTGCGGCCGTCAAGGTGTTTGATGGCTGTCATGAGCTTCCAGGCGTCGGTCTTCGATAGCATGATTGCCTCCTTCGTTTCTCCGTTGGCTGGCTTCCTCGGCTTCAAGCTGGGCGAGTATGCGCCGGTCGTTGTCCCATTCGGCCTGAGCTTTCTGCGTCCGTGTGACGATCCTGCTGGACTGAATTCGCTGGCTGATGTCCGGTCCGTCATTCCATGAATCGGCTTTCAACCATTTCGCAGGGTAGGGCGCATAGGTCACGTCACCGGTCAGATACGTTTGCAGCCCATTGATGATCTGATTGGGTGATGCCCGCTTGATGGCTTTTTTCCACTCTGCCCATGCCTTGGGTTTCTCTTTGCGCCGGAAGGACGGGTAGGTCTTCCAGAAGGATTCGAATTCTTCGGAATATGCGGGCGACCGTGAAACTTGTTTCGCGGGAATGTTTATACCCTGTTCCCCTGTTCCCCTGTTCCCCTGTTCCCCTGTTCCAGTCGCTGTGTTTCCGTCGCTGTGAACGGAAATTCCGTGACGGTCGTCGGAAAAACCTTGATTGCCGTAGAACTCCTTATCTGGAGCCGATTCTGAATCGTTTGGACCGGGGAGCCTAGATGATGCTCGACGTTCGTTCCTTTGGTGTTCATCCCACCGGGTGATCGAATAAAAACGACGGTTGTCGTTGGTGTAGAACTCCACCGAAAAGGTGTTTGCAACTTCCGTGAGAATGCGCGGAAATTCCGCGATAAACGTCGGAGATTCCGAGTCGTGTGGGAAAGCAAACGCCATCAGCTCCATCGGAGTCCACTCTGCGCGTCCGTGGTCATCGGCCCAATTCCACATCGCTATATAAAGGAGTCTTGCCCATGGAGACGCTTTCGCAGTTGATGGAGACCGCCAGAACTCAGGCTTGATTGTCCTAATCCTTGCCATATGTCACCGTCAATTCCCTATTCATATAGTGCTTAGGCCTTGAAATATTCCGTGATGGATTGAGATTGGCGATACAGAGAGCCTCAAGAAATCCTTCTCGAATCTCGGTCTCATAAAAATCATTCGTATCCAAACCAACTACTTCAAGCCATGTAACTAGATGCCACCACGCCTTGCGTCTGTGCTTATCCAGCCTGTCTTTCACATGCCAGGTCTTCCCAATATAAGAAAGTTCATCGCCGCAAAACGCAAAATACACAAACCCACGAGCGTACTTAGTTGGGATCAATTCATCGCAAACTCGCTGTGATGGGAGCGGACCTGAATAGCAGTCGAACACTGACAGTGCGTCAATGTCGTCGCTGCGCCAGAACTCGGGCTTGATGCTCCGTATCCTCATCGCTGTTCTCCTTCTTGTCCGGCCCTAGTTCAAGCCCGCTGTTCAACAAGCGAGCGAGCGTTGACAGGGTCATGAATACGTATTGGTTCCCGATGCCAGCCATGGAATCGATGCCGACTCCACGACGCTTCTGCACGACGATGGGATACGGGCTGCCATTGTTGCCAGCCTCATCCTCCGCCTCGCTCAAATAGCCTGCGATGCCCGGCTTGCTGGTGTTCTTCACTTCGAGAGTGACTCGCTCACCGTGGAAATACACGTTGCCCACGTCGCCGATATCCTTGGCTCCGTGCAAGCGCAGACGCATGATGCGCTCGTCCTGCAAAGCCCATTGCAGGTAATCCTGCACGGCTTTCTCCATCGCACGACCAGCCGCCTTCGCACTCGACCTACTCCGGGTCATTCTCAACCTCCTGTATTCTTTTCCCGATCCACTTCATGACGGGTATAAAAGTTAGATCCGTTGCCATGAATAACCCCCAGAGGTTTTACGAAGACCAAGAAGGCAATCAGAAACTTTTGCGAATCCAGATTGGCGAGCTAACGTGACGGTTGGGAATTCAACAACATCTCCATTCGGATTAGTTCCTCTAACCTTTTGAGCACGCCTTTTGTTTGATTCACGAACTGACTCGATTTGCCGACGCATAAGCCCATGGGTTTCAGCGTGCACCATATTTTGAGACCTGGTGCACCACTCGAGATTGGCCGACCTGTTATCCGATTTCAAACCGTTAATGTGGTTTACGTCAGTCTGCTCATGAGTAGGGTCTCCATGAAACGCTCTACAGACAAGACGATGCACCAAGCAATCGCAATGCTTACCGTCCGCTCTCATGAGAGTGACCACGTAATACCCATTAGAGTGATGCTTCGGACGTAGATATCTGTCCGTGAGAAAGCTGTAAACCCTTCCATCTTCCGTAACGGAATAACGACCTTCAAAACCACTAATCTCTTTCATCACTGGGTCCTTCCTCCACCTCTTGGATTCCTTTCCCTATCCATGCCATTACTGGTACGCACATCGAATTGCCGAGTGCCTTGTAGCGTGCCGAGTCCGGAGCATGCGGCTTGCCCCGATACGGGATGTCCGTATACCCGTCCGGGAATCCCTGCAAGCGTTCGCACTCCGTGGGAGTCAGGCGACGGACGGAACCAGACGAAGGGAAGATCGTCTGGTCGTTGCCTGTCGCCAAAGTCCCACTCACGTCGTCCTGCACGATGGCGCACTTGCCGCCGCCCTCCTTTCCGGACCGCATCCGCAGCACATAGCTGGAGCTTTTCGCGTCATGCGCGGTCAGAGTGGGGCTTATATCCCGCTCAACCGCGCTATTCGCTCCGCTATTCGCTCCGCAGTAGACCGCGGGCACTTGATTTGTTCCCGATTCGCCGGCTCTCAACGTGGGCGATATCTCCTCGTCGTAGCCGAGAGACCCGCTCTTAGCCGACTGCCCCGCGCTGAACGCGGATGTCACAATGTTCGGGCCTCGGTCGGAACATGGGGATGAGTCGAACCCCTCGGCCATCAGCGTTCCCGCAAGCTCCCTGCCATACTGCGTAAGGACCGCCCGACTGTCCCTTCCGGCACTGCCGGTGCGGACGTCAAGGGTCGGATATGGCCCAAGCTGCGAGTACAGTCGACGTGATTGACTGTCCCATGGGGTCAGGCAGCCGCCTGCGCCTCCAACGCCGCGCGAAGCTCGCCAGGCAAGGGCTTGCCTCTTTTCGCGGCTCGACGGAGTATCCCAGCGCAGGCCTTCGGACTCAAAAAGTACTTCGCAGGCACGCATGTCTCCAAGATGTCCAACAACAAACACACGTCGGCGTCGCTGGGCCACTCCGAAGAACTGCGCGTCCAGTACTCGCCATGCCAGACCGTACCCGAGGTCATCCATGCTTTCGAGGAGGCATCGGAAATCCTCCCCGTGCGAACTGCTGAGCGCTCCCGGGACGTTCTCCCAGACAAACCAGTGTGGACGGAGCTCGCGTACCGCTCGAACATATTCGAGCATGAGCCCGGAAGCTCCTTCGAGACCGGCTCGGTTTCCGGCGATGGAGAAACTTTGGCAAGGCGATCCGCCAACAAGTATGTCGGCTGCTCCCACATAGGGACTCCAATCTATCTTCGTAATATCCCCGAGGTTGGGCACATCGGGATAATGGTTTTTGAGTACGGCGCAGGGGAATGGTTCGATCTCGCTGAACGCGACCGGCTCCCAGCCCAATGGCTCCCACGCGACGCTGGCCGCTTCAATGCCGCTGAACGTGCTGATATAACTCAATGGCTTACTCCGGGTCATTCTCGCCTCTCCTGTCCGATTCGTGCTCCATCCAGTTGGGGCAGCGGCCCAAGTAGTCCAACCTCTCCCCGCAAGCGGGGCAGACGGTCGGATCCTCGGGCGGCTCCTCCACTGACATGGGTCCTACTACTGGTTTCATATGATTCGACGCCTCCACTCGCGTCTGACGTGTGCTGCGCTCCAACTGGCCGGCCTCGTTCAGGCTGATCGTGCGAGGCCGGAGCGTGCCATGCGAATCCGTGTACTGCTCGCCCGTCAAATACATGCCGCCCCAGATGCCGCGCAGACCGTACCCGTCCGGGCGGAGGTCCTTCATGGCCTCAGCGCCGCACTGGGCGATGACCGGGCACTGGCGGCAGAACCGCAATGCGTTGCGGATAGCGTGATAGTCATGCCCATCAGGGAAGAACATGTCCTTGCCGTCTACCTCGCCAGCGCCCATGCCGCGGCACGCGGCGGTCCGCCGCCAATCCTCGTCCGACCCGCTCAAGCCGCACCGGCAACCGGCGACTCAGCTCTGGCTGCGAGCGATACGGCCATTCTCAGAATCGTTTCAGCGCACCGATCCAAAAAGTCGTCCACCTCGTCCATGTCATAGCCCTCGACCAGACGATGCGTATGAAACCGCTGATGCTCCACATCGCCGGGAGTGAGCAGCCCGCTCGAAGTCTCATCGCCTACGTTCATTCCCCAAGCACCTTCCTCAGCTTTCGTTCATCGGCGAAATGCAGTACGAGCCGAATCTGATCGTCCGACCACTCCAAACGCCGCAACAGGTCAACAAACTTCCATAACGGAAGAACACCGCCCGGAACGCCTACCGGCGTATCTCTAGTCATCCGCATAATCAGCCTCCGGGTTGCCGATGGATTGCACGGCCTCAGCCAATTGCCTGGCGAGCTTGACCGCATCATCCGGGTACAGGCGGTAGATGCGCGTCGTGTTCGCGACCGGCCCTACTGCATAGGATTCGGTCACTGAGAGCAGCAGCTGATTGCCGCTGCGACCGAGCTTCGCGCGGAACGTCACGTCATGCTTCGGCAAATTCCTAGAAGGCTGGCTCGTCATCGTCGCCTCCCTCGAATCCGCCGCCGTTGAAGCCGCTCTGCTGGGGCGATCCCCACGGATCAGCCACGGGATCAGCCGGAGGAACGCTGGTATTCGTTCGCACAGTGGGCCTCGTATCCGTGTACGCGGATGGCGCCGCTTTCCCGTATTGCTGGGATGGCTGCGCATACCCTTGCTGGCCGTTGTATCCAGTGGTTTTGTTCTCACGATGTACCTGAGCGGTCGCGTAGCTCAGGCTCGGCCCGATCTCGTCAACTGTCATTTCGACTACCGTGCGGTTCGTGCCGTCGTTCGCCTTATACGAGCGTTGCTCCAAGCGTCCCTGCGCGATGACGCGCATGCCCTTGTGGAGGCTCGCCGCCGCATGGTCGCCCAGCTCGCGCCACGCGGCGCACCGCATGAACAATGCCGCCCCGTCCTCGAACTGGTTCGTGTTCCGGTTGAACGTGCGCGGAGTGCTTGCGATGGTGAAGTTTGCGACGTTCGTGCCATTCTGCGTGCTGCGAACCTCAGGCTCGGCCGTGAGATTGCCCACGATGGTGAGGATTGTCTCGCCTGCCATGATTTTTCCTACTTTCCTAGATGTTTGATTCGTTCGATGCGCCGTTTATGCTCGCGGTCATGCGGGCATTGGTAGCGCGGGTCGATGGCGTGAGGGCATCTGTCGACGCCCGTGTCGGGACGCTTGCAGATTTCGCAGTGGTGCTTGATGAGTTGATTCGTCAGCACGACGTGGGCTCCGATGTGACCGTGGCAGACTCGTAGGCGTCGTAGAATTCACGCAGGCTGGGAACCGCGATGCTAATCAGCTCCTTCACCTGATTGCCCTCAACATCTACGAGGACTTGCACCTGCCCATCGATGACACGGACGACAACATCACTGTCCCGACGCCGATAGAAGCCGTCCGGCAGTATTCGCTGCTTCGCAGTCTCCGCGTCCTTCGCGTTCAGGCTCACGATCTCATTCGCAGCATCAGTGACCGCATTGTTGAGATGCCCCTTGCTGAACAGGTACGTGTTTCTCATGTTCGATCTATCGATTCGATCGAGCCTAGATAGAATGATCTTTTCGATTTCCGAAGCGTTCATTACTTCTCCTTGATTTCGTTCATATCAACTGGTTGGTTTCCGTTCGGCGGCGTGATGACTTCGAGAATCCTGTCCGCTTCGGCTGGCGTGATCTCGTTCAGACGACTGATGGGATGATTGATGATTGACACGATGCGCTCACGCTGACCATTCGGATCAGTTACGCCCGACTGAACAAGAAGCGCACGAATACCGGTGATCTTCGACTCAGGAACCCCCCGGTAACGCTGCTGCCGTACATAACCGGTCGCGCGACGCTCCTCCTGCTTGACCGCATCATCCTCAGCGCCAGACTCATCGCCCGCAGCCAAATTGAACGCGCTCGTCAGCGCGTAACGCTTGCAGCTCGTCCACATTCCAGCATCAGCCTTCACATCACGACCGGTCAGCACGCACGGATACGACAAGAGTTCAATGCTTTCGCCCGTGTTCACATCGATAACGCGGATATGCACGCGATTCTCATCCAATGGCGTGTTCAGCCACAAATCATGCTTCGTCAGCTCCTTGTTGATGCTCGAATACAGGTCATCAATCGTCGCGTAATCGATCTTGTTGCCACCCAAACGCATGTTGCCCGTCTTGTTCAGACGCATACTTTTGCGCGCTTCAGACAATCGTTTCCAAATAGTCAGTTCGCTCATAATCCGGCCTCCTCGCTTTCCTTGTCCAACTGCCAGCCCGTGTACTCGATGACCCGAGGCGTCTTATCCAATCCGTAGGCGCTCATGTTCTGCTTCCAATGCTCAGGATCAGCACGTTGGAATCCGCTGATCTCATCCAACGCACGCATGATCCGCTCGCCAGCCAAGCCGATCTCCTCGCAATCCTCAGCGAAACGCCACACCATGTAGTCGTAAGGACGCTTCTTCTCCTGTACAACGAACTCGAAGCCCAACGGCCCATCGAACCCGCACAGGCGATACAAGAGCATGTAGAACGCCGCCTGAATGTGATAGCCAAGCGTTGCAGCAGTGCGCGGGAAATCCATGGGATCCTTCCCCGTGGTCTTGTAGTCGCGGATGCGAAGCACTCCATCGTCATCCGGTGCGTCAGGCAGCCAGTCGGCCTTGCCTTTCAGCTTCAAACCGGACAGCATGTCGGTCGCCAGCAACGCGACCTCCGCCCTGCCTGGCATCGACATGAAATACGGCGCTGAACGTTCGGCCATCAGCTGCGCCGTATCTAAGTCAGCCTGCGACGCCATGATCGCGCCGCTAGCCTCAAGCTCCTCATACTCGGCCCGTCCGGCTTTCGTTCGCCTGTCGGGCTTCTCGACGTACTCGCCGCCAGAACCCAATACCAGGCCGTGCGTTATCGAACCGAAATCCAATGCGTCACGCGACACGTCCAGCCCGTGTTCGAGATAATCCACATAGGCGAGCGGGCTGACCATAAAACGTTTCAATGCCGACTGGTCGATTGCGTCGAGCGTGAAATACTCGCTGTCCGGCAACTGTTTTATCTCACTCATTTTCTTTTCTTCCTCGTAGTTGTTTGATCCGCTCATAGATCACGCTCGGACAGTTTTCGAACCATGCGAGCGGATACTTGGAGCGGTCCAGCGTGCGCGCCACCTGCTGTTCCATGAGGCTCATAGCCATTGCCCGCCTTCCCTGTTGGGGGCGTTGTGCGCCCACTTCCGGGTTTCCTCGGCGTTGACTTTCTGCCGTCCGCTGCCGAAGTAGTATGCGGTCAATGTTTTGGTCGCGAGAGCGCTCAGCAAGGCTTTTTCGGGCACGCCGAGCACGAGGTGGGCTTCGTGCGCCGTCCAGTATTCTTGTAGTTTCAGATCGCTTAACGGTGTTGCGCTCATGCGTGTTTTCCTTTCGAAATCAGGTTGAACAGTGCGCAGCCGCTAGCGCAGTAGACCGCCAGTAGGATGATGTTGCGCAGGGGCGTCACGTTGCCGTCGCTGCCCACCAGGAGCACGAAACACGTCACGACGGCGAGCGCCAGCAGGATACGGAGAATGCGTTTCATGCTCATGCCGTCGCCTCCAAGGTTTTCGTAATGAACTTGGTAACGAAATACTGCTGTCCCTTGCCGGTGACCTTGACGGTGCGCGTCGTGAACGTCACCCCGTCCGGGTTCGTGTGCGTTGATTCCTTGATCTGGAATAGTCCCTGCTCCACGTAGCGTTGCAACGGCATGTTGTAGTCCTCGCCGTAACGGGAGCTGAGGTAATGGTGGTCGCGCAGCCATGCGAACAAGCGTTTCTGCCCGATGTCCACGCCGTTCTGCTGGATGATCTTCGCCAACTGGCCAACGAGGATCGAGGTCTGGGATGCGCTTACCGCGTCCGCGAACAAGACCTTGGGCTTCTGCGCCTCGAGCTGCGCCTGCTGCTCCTCGACCTTGGAATGCAGCCACCGCATGCTGGCGAGCGCCATCTGCTCGGGTGTCATGGATTCCTGACCGGCCATGTATCCACCGTGCCGTCGAATGGATGGGAGCACTTCGTGAGTCACCCAGCGCTTGAATTTCTCGACCTTCTCGATCTTCGCGTTCAATTCCTCGTCGGAAAGTCCACGTGCTTCGGTCGGCTTGAGAATGAACAGCAAATGATAAAAACCGGATTCGGTGAGATACACGAGATTCTGCGGTCCGCCAGGGGTGTCAATCCGCGTACCCCCCTTTTCATCGTCGTCAAGCTGCTGCATCGTGCGGTTGCGGTTGGACACCTTGAAATACTCGAGGACATCCTTGGCAACAAATCCGAATCCGTCAGGCGTTTCGACCGTGCGGACGGCTTGCCCTTCGAAATCGAAGGACTGTATACTGTTGTTAGTCATTACGACTCCTATCTGGTTGTTTTGATTTGATTGCCCTCGTTGCTGCGGGGGCATTTTTATGCGGCTAGGCCTTGATCATCCGATTGTGACTCCGGGACCTCGGCTATGGTCGTAACCTCGCCCGGCTGGAAGCCGAACGCGCTATAGAGACCGACGAGGATCGCAGGCGTTGCCACCTCCGTCTTCCGTGCCCTACTCAACGCCGACTCGCTGATTCCGATTGCCCCAGCGAACGACGCGTCGGTCTTCAGTCCACTCATGCGCTTGGCCCGGTCGAGGAAGCCTTGCTTGAAAACCACTTGATAAGCCATATCTACTCCTTTCTGCATCAGCTTTATTGCTGATGGCATTAACTATAATGCAGTTAGCAACATAATGCAAGTCGAATCGCAATAAATTTAATTTGACTTTTCCCTTGGAGTATTGCATAATGCAATATATGGATATAAAAACATGGTATGAAAAAAGCACCAATGGAGACAGCTACAATGCGGTCGGAGTGAAGAGCGGAGTGCAGCCGTCAACTATATGGAGGCAACAACCCGATAAGTTCTCTCCAGAGAACCTTGTAAAAATAGCAAGGGCATATGGACGCCCCGCCTTTGAACCACTTATCATCGCCGGTCTGCTTACCGACGATGACGTGGCGATTCTGCGCAGCGATGATGCGCTCAAAGACGCTTCCGACGAGCAGCTTATTGACGAGCTGTCACGACGTCTGAAAGATAATCACTCCGAAATCGTCTCTGATCCCGAAAGCGCGTGGAATATGCCCATCAGCATTGATGTGGACGCGGCTGCTAAGCACGATCCCGACAAGAGACTAAGCAGGGGACGCGATGAGTAATTCGCTGACTAGCCTGATAACGCCAGGCATGACGTACGGGACACTCCGCGGGATCGCGGAGCGTCTCGGCATCGACGTGCACAGCGGACTCCTCCCCGACGACCTATGCGGCTATTACGTATGCCGTAGGAATGAGATCGTCATCGACCGCACAATGAGCTACCGCGAGAAGCGATGCACTCTAGTGCATGAACTCTGCCACTGGTCGCACGAGGATGAATTCAAGGGCGGTGTCATGGATGCGAGAATCGAGAACAGGGCAAGAAGAGAGACCGCGTCGCTGCTCATATCTCCCACAGAATATGCAATGGCCGAGAATACGTACGAAGCTCAGGTAAAACTGATTGCCGCCGAGTTGGATGTAACGAGGCAGGTTGTCGAGGATTATCAGAGTATGGTGTTGTCGCGATTGCGTGAAACACAGGAAGCGCTAAGATTCTCGTAAACGCATCGGGAGAGAGAAGGCGGCGGATGATCTGGATAGCCCTTATCGTGGCCTTAGTATTCGCCGCCGCGATAGCAATGAGCGAGAATTCTGGAGAGAAACGTAAGAAGGAGCAAGAGGCCGAAAGACAGGCGGATAAGCCTCGACCTGAAGGCAAGTACGTCACCACTACCCCGGACGACCTAAGTGATTCCGAACGCTCCGGGGTAATGCGCGTGCGACTGCGCGAATCGTCCGAGAACATATCGAATCCCAGCAGGATCATCGTCATCGATGAGGAGAAGCCCGACGCCGATGCCATAGCACTGAGCGGCGGTGTGCGACGGAGAATATACGTGTACGACGACGTGCCGCTGAACGGCATGGAAAGCAATCACGCTTTTTATCTCGACCTCATGGGACGCGACATCTCGCTCAGAAGCGTCACGACTGGCGGCATGTGGAACAGCGCGAGGCAAGGTGACGTGCCCCTGTCTTACCATGGCCGTCCCGTCGGATTCCTGAATGTGAAAAGCTACCCGAAACTGAAGAAGGCTGCTAGGCTGCGGCGAATCCAGATACGCGCAGTGTGGCCGGGCGGCATAGTCTCCAACGTCATGCGCGTGGTGGCGCTCATGCCATCAACCAAAGCAGTTGAGAACGTCATAGAGAAGATATTAGGAGAAGAGAGAAAATGAGAAGGAAATTGGCGGCGCTGCTGTGTGCAGTGGCAATGATAGGGCTGGCGGGATGTGGCCCCAGTGCGGAAACGCAATCACCGTCGAAAACCGAATCGGGGTCATCGCCTGCGACGCCAACGCCGACCGAAACCACGAAAACGGATTACACCGAAGATGAAGTTAACGCTGCGATCACAAAATGCGCCCCACTGTCCGAGAATGGCGCAGACATTCTTGATGACATAACCTCTCCAACTCGGGTGCTATCGCTTGTCTCATTCAAGACGCTCGGCAAGGGCGTGGAGTCGGATGTTTTCAAATGCGCCTTCGACGAACTTTCCATACCGGACGAGGTGATCGCCGAAATAAACCAGCAGCTTGGCGTTGAGAAGGAGACGCAAGTTGGCAATCTCAACGTTCTATGGACAAACGACGGCGGGGACATATCGATCTACATGTCCACCGAAAACCTTCATCAATAGAGACTTCTTCACATGATTTTTGCCCCGCTTCGGCGGGGCTTTTTCATGCGTGTTCGACGCCGAGCGCTGTCCTGCCGGTCAATTCGGCGAGCGCCTTGGGGGACCAATGCGTGTACCCTGCGGTGGTTGATATCTCGGCGTGTCCCATGATGCTCTTGCGGGCGTCCTCGCTGGCTCCGGCGATGGCGAGCTGCGTGGCGAAGTAGTGCCGTGCGCTGCGTATGGTCACGTAGGGCAGGCCGGCCGCTTTGAGGGCCATGATCCAGCGCCGGCGCTCCACCGGGTTGGTGAGCGGCTGGCCTTTGCGTGTGAAGATGAGGCCGTCGTCGGGGATATTGTGGTCGCTCCCCCATGCCCGAAGATCGTCCCACAATGCCTTGCTGACGGGCACGAGGCGCTGGCCGCGCTCGCTCTTCGGGGGCACCATCCATATGCCCGTGTCGCCTATCTGCGTGGCGTTGAGCCATGACGGTATGTCAGCGCCCTTGCGGTACCGCTGCAATTCGTGGCGCACATGGATGGTGGGAGTGCCGTCCACGGTCACCAGGTCGGCTGGAGTCAGGGCGAACCGCTCCCCCTGCCGCATGCCGGTCTCGAATGCGAGACGCCACATGAGCCGCCACATCGCTCTGTCGTCGTCGGAGTCGGGGAATGGGTGCCGACTGCGCTGTGGATTCTCGGCAGCAGGCTTCGACTCGGATGCCGCTATGAGCATTCCGGGCTGGCCGGTTTCGAGTATGGCCGTGGGGTTCGCGGTGACTCTCGGCGGGTCGGCCTTGTCGCAGATGTTGCGGTCGACGAGATCGGCGTCCACTGCGTCCGCGAGCGCGTTCTTGAGTCTGCGATAGGCGTTGAGAGCGGTCTTGCTGCTGTGGCCCTTGGTGATGTCCTTCTCGAGCTTGGCGACATGCCGCACGGTGAGGTCGCCTATGCGCACGGCGCCGAGGCTCGCGCAGATCAGCTTCGCGTCGCTGCGGTACGTCTCCAGTACGCGCGGCTTGACGTGGGGCTGCTTGTATTCGCTGAGCCAGCGTTCCAGCCAGTCCTTGAGATATGGGGTGTCGGCTGATTTGAGCACGCCGGTGCGGATGTACTTGTCGCGGGCGTCGAGCCACTTCTGCTTGGCTTTCTGCGGATCCTTGCTTGCGAAGGATTTCCGGATTCGCTTTCCGGTCACCGGATCTTTGGGCAGTTCGAGCACGTATACCGTCATGCCGTTGGGGCGCGTGTATATGCCGCCGCTGCCCTTGGTTCTTTTGCGTTTCACAGCCATGCTCAGTCCTCGATCCTACGAACTCGCGTTCTTTCAGTCCTGATCTGAGTCTACTTCAAAAGTACGGCCATTACTACGTCCTATTGTCGACGCGTTTGGCGGCGTTTGGCGGCGTTCCGCCATTTTTGGTTGGCTGTAGAAATTGAGCTATGGATGCAATCTGATGCTTGAGAATGGCGGAATTGCAACGTTTTCGGTGGAGCGGATGACGGGAATCGAACCCGCGTAATCAGTTTGGAAGACTGAGCACGAGACACCATGACACACTCTCAAAATAAACATCCGCAACATAACTACGGCCTAACTACGCCCTATTATTATTCACGCCTAACACATCTGCTACTCTTATCCCATGATCGACGATGATGCCGATGGGATGGAGCAGCTGAGGCGAGACAGGCTTGCCGAGGCGGAGCGTGGGTTGCGGAAGCTGGTGCGCGAGGGACTGTTGACGGCGGAGACGTACGGCAAGATATGGATGGTGTTGCATGCCGAATCCGCGCAGCTTGTCGAGGCCGAGCAGGTGCGAGGGGATGCATAGGATGCGGGAACCGGAACGCGCCATACACGCGCGAACTGGTAGTCGTCGATGAAGAAATGCACTCCCCTGTCGTGCGCAGCCCGTCTGCCGGTCGCATAGTTGAAGCCGATGAGATCATCAGGCACCACGTCGCACGGATCCAATACCGGCATGCCCCTATCAGTCAGCCGGATGCCGGGCAATGCGTCGAGATGATACGCGCGGATAGTCCGCTCACGTCCAACAGCCTGCACTGACACCACCTCCTACGCGGAAAAGGCCCCCACCTCCGCAAGGCGGTGAGGGCGATTTGGGGAATTATGTCATATCTTCAGTGTCATGTAGGGAGAAATCCATTGTACCTTGAATTCCGTTTTTAGTATCGATGTTTATGGCCTGTAGCGCTCGAGAAATATTTGCTATATCACCTAGTGTGTTTAGTTTTTCATATTTCAGGACATCAAGCCGGTACAAACGCTTTGACTGAATTGAATATTCCGCAACCTGTTGAATAAGATCCGGATCGCTGACCGAGATTGGCAATGCGCGAGCATCCTCAAGGTTCCGTTTCACATACAGTATGCCTTCGCTGCGCCGATACCCATCCAGATATCCATGTATGACTTCATTATTGGGTTTTTCAGGGATTGTTTTGAGCGCGTGTTCAAGTCTCAGAGCGCCCAGCTGTGTAAATTGAACACGTAACGGTTGCTCTCTTCGTTGCAGTATCTCTCCATGGATTGTCCAGTCGGTTTTGCGGACTTCTTTGGTCATGGCGGAGATGTTCTTCCTAGCTTTTATCGTCAATTGTGCGAGCTGCGCGGAAATGGGCGACTCTTTGCTATCAAGCTCTTCCGAAGAGGAAGCTGTCAGCAAAGCGCCAACGGTTTTCAGAGCTACGCTTTCAGCGGTCTCAGGAATCTCGATGTCATTCTCGGCATAATGACTGTGCAAATCACCGGCCTGTACGTCATCCGGTGCTTGAATCGTTATCTCCAAGGACCCCGGGGCCATTCCTGTGATTAAAAGCTGCGGTGATCTACGCGCTGCTCCCAGTTTCTGCTTGGCGACTTCGTTAACCGCCGATGTCAACCTGTTAATGAACTTCGAAACCGAGAGGGCATTTGCGGAATGCTCTTTCGCATTGGGTTCAACGATATGTACGACGGCCGTTGCCTGTGAGGGAGCCGTCTCACTGCGAAATATCGCATCCAGCTCCTCGTCACCTTCCGTGGAAAGCTCCAGTGAGTCGAGAAGCCCCTCACGGATAATCGGATCTTTTTGCATTAAGGCGTTTCTTATCGCATCACGGAAAGAGGCGGCTAGGTCTTGCGATAGTGCTGTATCCATGACTGTCATCTCACCTCCAGAAACCCTTTCTGACTACACGATGTACTCAAATAATGCTTAGATTTGTTGATTCTGCTCCACTGCTGATCCCAATATTGCAGACTTCCATCACGTTTATCAATATTGTCGCACGGTAATATGAAGGAATCTATGAGTCCACCGTACGGCTGAACTCTCTTCTTGGATCCATCCCGTTTCAGTTGGAAAATTGTTTCCAGCGCCGAAAGCTTTGACGGATTGCTCAATTCCGCTTTTTTGAATGCCTTGGATGACGCAAATACCAATACGTCTATATCCTTGGGGTCGGGTTTGACGGTCACGAAACTACCATTCACCCAGAAGGTTGTGTTGCCCAATAACTTCTTGATTTCTGTGCGCCATTCAAGGAAGTTCTTCCACAGGACTTCTCTCCGTTGTGTAAAAAGCAACAGATCCTCTATATCCCTATCAGCGGCCTGATATGGGTTAAATGGGCCACGATAAGGAAGCACCTGTTCACTTCGAAAGACGGCTTCGTCACAAATCGGCATAACTTAGAACCATACACGCTGATATGTATATACGACGATTCGCCCTCACCTCCCGTAGGAGATGAGGGCGATTCACATATTCTGCGGACTATCAGCTCAGAGTTGATAGTTGGCTGCTAGGCGGCGTGCTTGGGCTGCGCCGGGTCGGGCAGTGCGGCGAGCTGGCTGCGTTTGGCCACGCTGATGGGATTGTAGGCGGTGCCCAAAGCCGACGCCACGAGCGCGGCGGCGGAGCCGATGAACGCGCCCACGTCCGGGTTGCCGAACGCGGTGAACCCGGCCGCCGTGATCGAGGCGACGAGGCCCGCGATGTAGACGACGGTTCGCACTGTGGGGTTGAACGCGGGCGTGTAGCCGCCAGCCCCGAATCCGGTGCCGTCAGTCTCGCCGCCAGACTGCGCTGCGGTCTGCGTCGTTTGCTGCGCGGCCGTAACGGGCTGGGCGAGGCCCTCGTCGGGCTTCGCGGTCTCTGCTGTCGTATCGGGTTCGGCTGCCAGACGGCCCACTTCGGGGTCCTGCGCTGCGGTCTCTGTCGTGGTGTCGCTCATTTCCTCTCCTCTGCTCTCATGGTGATGGTGGTGGCGTCCAGCTTGGCCTTTACCGCGTCCCCGACCGCTTTGGCGATGTCTGCGGGGTTGCTGCCCAATGCCTTGGACAGGGCTTCGATGGCGGCGGACTGCGCGGTGATGGTCGCGGTCAGCTGGCGTACTCGGTTGTCGATGTAGCACACTCTCGTGTACAGGTCGCCCCGGGTGCCGTCCTTGGTGCCGCCGTCGTCGGTTCGCAGCAATGTCTTGACGAGCCGCGCGGTGTCGTTGTGCATCCAGCTCAGCCGCACCCACGCCAGCTGATTGTCCTTGTTGACCGTGCCCTGCGAGCCGATGGGATAGTTCCAGATGTCTCCTGCTTTTGTCATGTCTATGTCTCCTCCGTTGAGTAGTTGGTTAGCTTTGTTGATGACGTACGCCCAGTTCAGCCCGTTGGGGCAGATGTCCGGGCAGGCTGGATGCGTGTGCGGGGGAACCTCGCGGTGCAGGAACACGTTCTGCCCGTGCACGAGCTTCCCCCACCCGTATCTGCGGGCGATGTCCGCGCACAATCGGGCCGACGCGTCCAGACAGGCCTGCGTGCAGGGGATGAAGTCAAGTCCGCCCTCGTGCTCGATGCTGATGGTGCGGCAGTTGGAATCGTACGACCCGTCCGCCCACGCGCCGTCGGCCTCGCTCACGTACTGGTCGATGCGCCCGTCCCCGCCGACACCGTACGTGCTGGACGCCTGATAATTGGGATTGCTGAAGATGCTCGCGGTGCCGGCGCGGTATCCGGCCATGACGTGCAGGGTGATCCTGTCCACCCCGTACCCGTTCCTGCCGTCGTAATGATTCGGCGACGGCACTTGTATGATGTTCACACGAAAACCTCCTAATGATTTGGGTATGAAAAAGCCGCCCGAAGGCGGCTGGTATGTATTGTGGATCAGTGCATGATGAGCGGTATCGCCCACTCCAGCAATCCAACGATCAGGCCGACTATGGTTCCGGTGGCCCCCACCGCCTTCCACACCATGCCCTTGATGTCGTCGACGCTGGCCTTGAGATCGGCGTGATCGGAGCATGCGGACTGTTTCAGGTCGTCGATGCGACGGTTGACGTGCTTGATGTCGCTTTCATGCAGCTCCTGCGATTCCAGGGAATCCAACCGCTTGTCCATATCGTTGAATCGTTGCGTCATGAACTCCTTCAGATCGCGGTATTGCGCCGACACCACATCCACTGAATCAGGCATGCGACGCTCCTTACTTGTCGGTTGGCGTGGAGGTCGGGTCGTCGCTCTTCCAGGTGATGATGTCGGTCGTGTCGGCGAGTTGGCTGACGGGTATCGTCACGGGCAGTCGGGTGGTCAGGTCGGTGAGTTTCACTTCCGTCGCGTCCGCGCCCGTGATGTCGGCGCGTAATGCGTGCCCGTAATCCATCCATGTCTGAGAGTCCCCGTCGGAATGGTCGAACACCAGACCGAGACGTAGGAACTCGTAGAGTATGGTTCCCTTCGCGGGTCGTAGATCGAGAATGGACATGATGTTCTTCTTTCTTTCATTCATTGGTTGGTTGGGTGTGTTGGATCGGACAGGATTCCGGCGGAAGCCCGTCACGTGATGGGAAGGAGCACGAGCGACCGGTACCCGCATTGCGCGTAGTGCGACCCGGCTGTCGTGTGGAACGACCGGAGGCTGAAATTCGTATAGTAGATGGTGTTCGGCGATACATTGAGCAATCCCACGAATGGTCTGAACTCGGGGTAATACGACTGGCCGGCATTCGGGAGATCTACGATCGCGGGCACTGGATTCCAGACAGCGTTCGGATGGTCGTCCCAAGTGCTCCCTATTTGGGGTTCCAGCGTGAGGTTCACGTTCAACGCTATGCTTAGCACGTCTCTGCCGTTGGCGACGGTACCCGAGGTAGCACTGACCTTGGCCCCTACCGAAAGCAGGCAAAGGAGCTTCCCTGTCGGACTCATGATCTGGGCGAGGGACCCGTCCGGGTTCATCAGGCTGCCGAAAACCGTCCACGGGGTAATTCCGCCGCCTGACGGGATATTGGTGTGAGCCGTGTTCAGCACATTAGTTTCGATGACGCTTAATCCGCCGAAGATCATCCTGTTCGCGTTCATCAGCGATCCGGTCAGCGGATTAAGCAGCTGCATGCCGTCCGAGTTGACTCTGCTCATGGTATTGCCGCCAGGGTCCAGCACGTCGAAGCTGCCGTTGGCGTTGACGAGCGCCGAATAGCCCTGGTATACGCCGCCCACGGTCTTGCCGACCCTCACGCCGTTCGCGTCCGAATGGATCAGCGTCTCGAGGACGCCGGCGCGATTCTGCGCGTTCGCAGCGTTGGACTGCGCGTTGGCCGCGGTCGATTGGGCGGTGCCGATACGCGCGTCGAACGCACTGTCCGTCTGCTGGAGACTCGTGTACTTCGACGTCACATCATCCTTGGTCGCGTACGTCGCCGCCACCTGCTGCGTTATCTGACTTGACGTCTGCTGCACCGAGGACTGGGTCGCATATGTCTCCGCCACATCAGACTGAAGCTGCTCGGGATTAAGACGGTAAGCTATATCCTGCGGTGCACCGGACGTTGGTTCGGCGTCCTGAGACGTTGAAGCATTATCCCATGAATCATAGAGTCCGGAAATCGTGTAGTTCCCGGTCCAGTAACGCCATGGGAAATACACCCAGATCTCACAGACATCGTTTGACTGTGCCATGGCCTTGACGGTAAGAGTCTGACAGTTTTCGCGATATACGGATATGCCATATGTCTTGGAGTAATTCGTGGAGTTGTTTCCACGTTTTATCATTATCTGTACTCTGGCGTTCTGGTTCGAGCCACCCTCCCAACCGGATCCGGTACGAATCTCGATAACCGCTGATTGAGCAGCGCCCTTCATAGTTACTGTCCCGATTTTACCCCACTGGGCTTTTCCGAGAGTCCCGGAGAACCCGAAGGTCTTCGAAGCACTCCCTGATAGGGTATTGAAATCCGTCTGCTTGGTATAGGTCTGGCTGACAGATGTCTTGAAATCAGTGAGACTCTGAGACAGAGTAGAGTTCTTACTCTGCGAATCCTCTTTCGTCTCATATTTCTGGTCCACTGTCTGCTTAAAGCCATTGACATCCTGTGACAGAGTCGTGTACTGACTCAAAGCCGTGGTGGCATCTTTTTGAGCTTGAGTAACGTTGCCGTTGGTGGTATCGAGTGCCGTCTTGGTCGCATACGTGCCGGAGACCGTGTTCTTGAATCCGTCGAGGTTCTGCTGCGCGTCGGTGGCCTTGGTCATGGCACTGTTGGCGGTGGTGCCCACGCTGGTGAGGTTCGACGATATCTGGTCGGCGGTCGCCTTCACCTCAGCCTTCGTGCTGTACGTGTTGCTCGCGTTCGTCTTGTCCAGATACGTGGCCTGAACCGTCTGCTTGAACCCGTCGAGGTTCTGCTGAGCGGTAGTCGCCTTGGATGTGGAGTCGGATTTCGTCTCGTACGACTGGGCCACCGACGTTTTGAAACCGGAGAGGTCCTGCTGCAACGACGACGCTTGAGACACCGCCGCGTTGGCCGTTGACTGAGCGTCGTCTGCGGCCTTCTTGGCGGCTTGAGCTTCGGTGATGTCCTTGACTGAAATATCATCGAATCTAATGTAATTAGTGTCGCAGGAAAGCTGTACGTCCATAGTCGCCGCACCATTCGGCACTACCACGTCGCCGGAGACCAGCGTGTATGTCATTACTCCGGTAAGCGTGGCGACAGTGATCGGTGAGCCACCCGGGAACGTCACCGTCATGGCGGACTTCATGTCGGTATAGCCTCGCTGCCAATACGAGCAACGGTACGTCCGACCGGACACCAGTCCCCTGATAGTCTGCGTCAATGTCCCGCCAGCGCCCAACCGTGCCTGCCATGCGCCGGAATGGGGATTGTCCTGGTCGTATCCCACGACGGACGCGTTGACAGCTTTCCACCCGGTCAGGTCTCCAGTCTCGAAGCCGCCGTTCACAACGAGTTCCTGCGCGTTCGCCAACGCCTGATCCGTCTTGTTGCTGACTTGCGTGATGCTGGTAGATAGCGAGTCGGCCCGCATGTTCACCTGCGCGATGGCCTTCACGTTATTGTCTATATTCGTTGCCTGCTGAGATAGTGTCGCATCGATACCGTCTGCCCTAACGGCCAGCGCAGCAGAATTATCCACACCTGTCTGCCCGATACGTTTAGCCTCTACAACGTCGGCCTTAATACCGTCCGTGGTGATCTTGACTTCTGATTTTGTAGCGTATGTCACGGGGATATCAGTATTGAGCTTCGACACAGCATCAGTGTTCTTGTCAGCAGTAGATTGTGCGGCAGCAGCAGCCTGCATGGCCTTGGTAATATCACTGTCAGCTATCTTCGACCATTCGTAGGTCGTACCGTCGGCGCTGCCGAACCGATACGAGTAGCCGGTGTCCAGATCGTAGTACATGTCACCGGAATGCTGTTTCCTCAGCTCCCCGGTGGCCCACTCCGAAGCCGGTTCGCCCGTCATCGAAGGGATGCCATGCCCCTGCCACGTCTCGATGGCGTTGTCTGCGATGTTCTTCAGTTGGTCGACGACGCTTTTCGTCGCGTACGTTTCGGCGACTGAGGCGCTGATGCTGCTGCCGGTGGCCTGCAATGCGGCCTGCGTGGCGTATTTCGCGTCGCTGTCCGCCGTCTTCTGGTAGTCCTTTGACAGCGTGGCGGAGAGGCTGTCGGCCTTCTGGGACACGGCGTTGACCTGGCTGAGCGTCTCGTCCTTCGTGGAATACGTCTGTGACACGGTGGTCTGGAATCCGGTGAGGTCCTGATGGTTCTGCGTGGACAGGGACAGCGCGGAGTCCGCAGTCTGGGACACATTAGAGACCGTCGTGGTCAAGCCGGTGAGCTTATCCGATGTACTGGTGATCTTCGTATTCGCCGAGTCAAGACCTGATTCCAGCGTGGCGGCCTTCTCCGAAACCGCATCGACGTCGGTCCGGACGCCCGCCACCTTCGTGTCCACCGTCTCGAGGCTCGCGGCGGTGTCCTCGCGAAGCTTCGTGTTCGCGGCCGCCGCATCGTCCGCGGCGCCCTGCGCCTTGTCGGCCTTGTCGGACACGACCTTGATATCGGCGGTCACGTCCGCTTTCAACTGGGCCGCCTCATCCACGATCGTCACCGTGATCGGATCGGACGGCGCGGAAACGTTCGGCATGCTACGACCGGTATCGTCGTGCGCATCGTCGTAGGCGCGTGCGGTCACCGTCACCACCGTGCCCGCGGGCAGTGTGGTAGACCCCACGGACCCCTTGCCGCGCAGGTCCCCCAGGTCGACCGAATGGTCACCGTCCACGTCTGCATAGCTGATGGTGATGCGGGTGAAGAGGAACGCCGCGTCCATCCCGCCGTCCAACGTCCCGTCCCATGCGACGAACAACGTGCCCATGTGGGATTCGGCCTGGATGCCGGTCGGACGGTTCGGCGGCGTCACCCGGCCCACGAACCGCGCCACGGTCGTATCGCCAGCATCCGCACCCATCACGGTTTTCGTGCCATCCGCGTTCGGGATGGTCACGGAACCCGCGTTGCCGGTCTGCTGCCTGGTGGCGAGCAGCATAGCGCCAGCCGCCGTCTCCAACGCGAGCGACACATCGTCCTTACGCGTGATATCGGGATGCAAAGCCATAGGAAAAACCTCGAATCTAGTGGGAAGTAGTAGGAACCTAGTGGGAAGTAGTAAGTCAGAAGGGAGCGTCCATCACATCGAACTGGAGCTTCACCGCGTCGGACTGATCACCCGACATTTTCATCAACCGCATCGGATACGAGTCGTCCGGCAGACGCCGGTGACCCCGGATATGGATGTGGAACATCTCACCTGGCCAGAACGAACCCAACGGGTGCGCCGGACGCCCATTGCCGTCAAGATCGTTGACGTGGATGACGCCGGACAATTGCATCATGACGCGCCTGTTCGAGTTCAGAACCGACATGGCCTTCGACTTCAACAGTTTCACGTCGGTCACGTCCGTGTCCGACCAGGTCGCTTCCATGAGGATCGGCGGGTCGGGTTTCGATGTTATCTCCGTCATGTCCTCCGCCAAAGCGGTCACGACGCTTTCGTCCGTGCCCGCGCCGGTCGCGTAGATGCGCTGGGTGGCGTGCCGGTAGTCGACGGTCACGTCCTCCAGAGAACCGCCCTGCGGCGAGCACGTCAGGTCGATCGGCTCGTGGTCCATGTCGAGGTAGACGTCCGCATCCGACCCGGCGAGGAACCGCACACGGCACGTGGCGTCATCCTTCCAATAGGGGCGGAACGTCATGTCGGGCCCGTTCTGCACGTTCACGATGTTCGTCAGCAGTTGTTTGGCGAACACGTTCTGCACGTTCCACGCCTTGTAATCCGTACGCTGATGGTTACCGGATTCGCCACGGTACGTCCAGTCGAACGGGAGGCCCCCACCGTTCTTCCCCTCCGTGACGAGGCTGCCGAGCTCCGAGGCGATGCCGCGAAGCGACAACCCCGTATACGACACCGTGTCGGTGCTTTTCCCGTCGTGGAACGCTCCATCCCTTATGACGGCCCTGGCGGCTAGCAGGCTCATGGGCGATGTGAGGGGGAACGTGGTCGCATCCCATGAATCCTCCGGGTCCCCCAACGCCCCCCACCACATGGGGACGCCACGCGGGTCCGCCATCCCCTCGTACATCCACGATGAGACGATGGCCCTGCGTCCGATGGCGAGCATGCCGTTGACCTGCGCGGGCGTTGATCGGTGCAGGAGCATGCCGTCCGCATCGTATTCGTCGAACTGCGAAAACGGCACCGACAGGCTCGATGCATCCGTCTCGCCCGGATTCCGGTCCGTGGTCGAGAACCCGAAATCCGACACGCTCATCTCCCACGAGAACGACGGCAGGTCGATACGCCTGATGATCCTGCCGGTGCGCGCGTCCGTGAGCCAATGAGCCCACGTCACTTAGCCACGTTCCGATCGAACACCTGAAAGCGACGGCCGACGAACAGCCCATGCCCATCGGAATTCGGACCGTAATGGAAACTCGGAGCCGCACCGTTCTGCGGCCAAGTCACGACGTAGGCCGTGTGCGTGCCTGCCGCCACATTCGTTCTGAAAGTGTTGTTATGGCTCTCCCATGTCCGGTCGCTCTTGAAATTGGCGGTTGACCCTTCTATGCAGTACTCGTTTTTACTGCTGGTGTCGGGCGGGTCTATCTCGAAACCGCACGCCCATTCCGAGTAGCTGTTCACATCCTGAGAGCTGAAGTTGACGTCGAACACCAACTCGATCTCACGATCCGTGGGGATGGTGAACCGTACCGGGAACTCATGGTTCATGTTGTACTTGATGTTGTTGCCGGTGAAAGAACGCTTATCCCAGTTTTCCCCGAGTTTGCCGGTGCTGGAACCTGCTTGTATCGCATAATCGATGTTCCTGTACGGGGTGGCGGCGTTGGTGTTGCTGCCGCGTGACGGCATGAGATACAGCGCCAATGCGAGCCCTCCCGCCGGTAGGTTGGGGATGACCGGAGATGCAGACGGGACGCCCTGCTGCACCTTCACGTGCACCGTATTATCGGATTCAACGGTGTTCGACAGCATGTACACCACGTCGATGCGGCTGTATGTGCTATCGCCGGCGTGGACCGCGTTCTCCGTCACGCCTCCGTTCCAGTAGGCTTCCGTGTACCCGTCCGCGGCACTCATGCTGCATATCGCAGCTCCGGCCGACACCTGATATTTGAGGTCGCCGCGACCGGACACGGTGAGACCCATGACGACGCCCGTGTTATTCCAATGCTGTTTAATCAGCAGCCGGTGGGTGAGCGGGTCGAGTCCGACACCGTTCGCGTCAGGTGCGACACCAAGTGCAGTGGTCATAAGTTACCTCCAGAAATGCGTAAACCCCTCACAATCGAGGGGTTTGACATGAATCGAATACGTGGATTACAAGTACGTGTCACGCACGGTGACCGTCACCCAGCCGCTGCCGGCGCTCATCAACCGCAGGCTCATCGAACCGCCCGCAGGGATGGCGGGCAGGTCACGGCCCGTGAGATTCCGCCCCACATCCACCCCACCCATCGACGCGGCCACGTTCCTCGGGTCACATTGGATGACCAACGGCACCATGCCGATGGCACCCGTATACCGGATCACGCCACCGACACCCGTCTGAATCTCCACACCATCAGGGAACGTGCCGGTCACCGTGATCGTCGGATACGCGTTCGTGGTCCCATGGTTCGACAGGACCGCAAGATTCCGCTCCCCATCAGCCGACACCCCATACGAGAGCCCCTTGCCATCAGGCCCATACGACAATCCCTTGCCTTCCGGCCCATACGACAGTCCACCACGTACGCGACTCACCGGCATCAACTGGGCTTGAGACGCGGACCACGACAGGAGTTCAGGACGCTGACAGACAATCGTCAACGAACCAACCAGCAGCCCCTCATACCAAGCGGCATCCACATCACGCTGACAATACCCATTGATATACACGTCACGCGACGCGTCAACCACGCGCAGGCGGACGATACGACCAGCAGAGGCGGCCAGACGGTCGAAACGCGCCTGCGTCTCGTTGCGGTCACCACCCAACACGGCAAAATGAACCGTCAAGGTGCGCGCCGCATATTGCACGTCCGATTCCGCGACGTCATGCCCGCCGTTGCCGTAGGAACGTTCCGTCGCCGTGACCTTGAGCGCCGGAGAGGACAGAAGCCCCTCGATGCCCTCCTTCGCGATGCCGAGCCCGTCGGGGATGCCGTCATCGGCGGACCCAGACAGGTGCAGCGTCGTCCCGCCGAACGATAGCTCCGCGTAGTAGGGGGTCATACCCATGTCAGCTCCTTCCCGACAGGCTCACACGGGCCTGCGATGCGACGGTGCGGGCGAAGATCGTGCCGTGCGAATACGGGTCGTTCATCCCGTAGTTGCGCACGTCGAAGTTTTGCACGACCTGCTTCGGTTCGACATTCACGGGCTTGTCATGGTCGCCGGAACGCTTGGAGAACAGCAGCTCCTGCTGGCTGCGGTTGAGGACCAGTTCGGGTGATCCCGAACGGTTCTCGACCAGTGTCATGCCCCTATCGAGCACTCCACCCGTGTCATAGAGACGCCGTGGCACGATGCCGCCGGTCGCATACCCGCCCGGACGGTTGAGCGCGTCGAGCGAACCGTACCGGTGGATGGCGTAGTTGAGGCCCGCATAGATGTTCGCCAACGGATCGGTGATCGGCTTGCCGGCGAACGGCCCGGCATAGGCATGGAAGGTGCCGGGAATGGTCTGCATGAGCCCTTGCGACGGCATACCGGCCCTCGCGTTGCTATCCCAATTATTAATCGCATTGGGATTGCCGCCCGACTCCTGATTCATACGCCGCAGCACAGTGTTGAGCCAGCTGGCTGGCTGGCCGAGCATGGAAAGCGCCTGCAGCACTTGGGACGACCATTGCGCGACGCCTGAGGATGGCGTGTAATTCACGCTGGGGGCAGAGGGCGAGGATCCGCTGCTTCCCATGCCGTTCCACAGGCTTTTCGCTTTGCCGACCAAGCCGTTCGCGACCTTAAGCGGGAACTGGGCGATCATCGATCCCCATGACCCGCCGCCGATGTTTTTCAGCAGGGATTTGACCGGGTCGACGATCCATTTGGATATGCTACCGCCCGGGTCTTTGATGAAACCGGAAACCGTGGAAGCCACGGAGCCGATGAACCCGCCTATCGCATTGACGATGCCGCCTGCGTCGAAACGCGGAACCACGCCTCCTGCTGAATACCCCATCATGTCGCGTCGTACAGCCGCAGGGCCGCTCTGGCGGGCCAGACGGTTCCAACGGTAGATATTCTCAGACCCGACTGCGCGTGTCCACTCGGGCACCATCCATGCCTCGCCAGGCGAGGTCATGGCCAAAACCGTGTCATGCCCGGGCGCGTACCCGGCGTTGATGCCGCCTTCAGCGAATTTCGGGGCCTCAGGGAGCGCAAGGTTCAGGCCGACCGCCTTCGCCACCTTGTTCCACACCGAGCGGATGCCGTTCGTGTACACGGTGTTGACGACCCACCGCACAGGCTTGGCCGCAGCGTCCTTGACCTTGTCCCACGACCTGCCGATCCAACTGCTGGTGTCGGAGAACACCTGGCCGATATCATGGATGCCTGTTTTGAAAGGGCTTACGACATGATCCCGTATGAAGCCCCACCCGGTGTTGAACGCGGTTCTGATTGTGCCCCACACCGGTAGGATCACACTGTCATACAGCCATTTGAAGATGGTCGCCCAACCGTTGATCTCACGATTCCAAGCGTCTACGACGACCCGCTTTATCCAGTCCCAAGTGGTCGAGAATATGTTCTTGATGTTTCCCCACACTGGTTTTACGATATTGCTGTAGAGCCATTTGAAGATGGTCGCCCAACCGTTGATCTCACGATTCCATGAGTTGATCACCGTTGACTTTATCCAGTTCCACGACGCCGAGAATATGGACTTCATCCCCGACCACACCGGTCTGACGATGTTGTTGTAGAGCCAGCTGAACACCGTTGCGATCAACCTGATCTCACGATTCCACGAGTTGATGACGGTAGATTTGATGAAATTCCAAGATGCGGAGAATATCGTCTTGATGCCGTTCCACGCCGGTTCAACGACGTTGTGCCAGAGCCATGTGACCGGTTTCTCCATCTGATGCCACGCGAGCACCCATGGGGTTACGAGGATCGTGGCGGTCAACGTGATGATGAAGCGAAACACATTGAGAATGCCATTGCCGACCATCTTGATGAAGTTCCAGAACGCCTGCGCGCCTGATTTCATCACATTCCATGCGCCGGTGAAGAAACCGGCGAAAGGTCCGCTGAACCAGTTCCCGATCGCTGACGTCCCCGACCGGATGCCACTGAAGGCACCGGAGAAGAATCCAGTGACCTTTCCCCATGCGTCGCGGAAGAAGTTGACGAACGGGCCGGAGAACCAGTTGCCGACAGCCGAGGCGGCGTTCTTGATACCGTTGAATGCACCCAGGATGAAGTCTCTGAATCCTTTGAAGTGATTCCAGCAGTAGATAACCGCCGCCACCACGGCCGTGATGCCGAGCACGACCCAACCCCACGGGCTGTCGAGGAACGCCAACTTGAGGAGCTTCATGCCGCCAGTGAAAATCATATTGGCGGCAGTACCAGCCTTGGTGATGGCGATGTAGGCTCTCACACCGACAACGAGGGCGACGAGGGAACCCGCCATGCCCGCTAGCACGCCGACGAGCACCTTGTGCTTCGACGTGAAGTTGGCGATGCCCACGGCCGCGTTCGTTAATCCACGCATGCTCGACGTGATGGCCGGCAGGAACTTCGCCGCCATCGTGATGCGTGCCACATTGAGCGTCTGATTGAACCGTTGCGTCTGCACCTGCGCCGTGTTCTGGGTTTCCGCCCACGTCGCGATGTCAGCACCGTTCTGTTTGGCTACCTTGGAAATGCCCGCGACGTTACTGGCGAACGCCTTCGTGCTGCCGCCGGAGAGCATGAGCGCCGTGTTCATGCCGGTGGCGCCGCCCATGATCTTCTTCAACGCATCCGTATACGTCTGCGCCTCCGGTGACCCGGATTTCAGCTGGTCGTTGAAGCCTTTGGACTTGAGGTACATGGACTCCCACTGCTGGGCGAGGTTCGCCTGCTGGGCGGGGAGGCGCTGGGTCTGCTTGTACCAGTCGCCCATGGTGACGGTGCCGTTCATGACGCCCTGAGCGAGCGATTTCGCGCTGCCGGTGAGCCTGTCGAACATGGTGGACGCGTCCTGCGCCGCATACTGCGACTGGTTGAACGTTTTGAGAAGAAGGGTGCCGGAGGGCCCCATATTCTTGAGGATCATCTGCGTCAGGTAGCCGATGGTGCCCGTCAGACCGTTCTTGCCGAGATTCTTCGCCACGTCCACGGAGCTGATGCCGAACTGCTGCATCTCCTTGACCGCGACCTCGTTCGGAGCCTGCAGGGCGCGGATCGTGTTTGAAAGTTCCTGCGTGGCCTCGTCCGCGCTTGTGCCATGAGACGTGAGGGTGGCAATCGCGCCTCCGACCTGCGCGAACGAGAGTCCGGCGGCGGATGCCACGGGCAGGACGGTGGACAGGGACCCGGCGAATTCCTGCATTGTCGTCTTCGCCTCGCCGGAAGCGGCGACGAGCTGGTTCGTGACGGACGACGCATTGGAAGCTGGGATGTTGTAGGAGCGCATGATGGACGTCAGAGCGTTGGTCATGACGCCGAGATCAACCTGCTCGTCCGTGGCTCCCTGGGCGGCCGCCTTGAGTACCTTCAGGCCGTCGGCGCCACGCATCTGCGCCTTCTCCATCGTGTACATGCCCTCGGAAAGCTGCGAGGTGCTGATGCCGGTCTGCACCGCGATGCCCTTGATGCCATCGGCCACGAGACCGAGCGCCCGCTGGCTTTCGCCACCGGCGGTGACCAGCAGGTTCATCTGCTTCTGGAAATCCTTGGCCGCGGTGAGACTGTTTGACACCCAGGAGACCAGCGAATACGCGCCGACGGTGACACCCAAAGCCGACACCATGCCCCGTGCGGATCCGAGCGCGCGTCCGAAAACGCCGGTCGACTTGGCGGCCGACGCGTTGGCGACGCTCACCCTGTCGAGCAGCCCGGGATGGCGTGATTCTGCCGCGTTCAGCTCGTTCTGCTTCGCGGTCAGCGCGGTGTCGGCCTCGGCCTTGGCATGGCTGGCGGCGGACACCTGCTTGGTCGCGTCGGCCAGCTCGTCGCTGGTCTTCCTAGCCTTGCCCTGCGCCGTGGTCAGCTGCGCCTGGGCTTTCAACGCGCGCGATGAACCCTCGCCGTACTTCTCGACCTGCTCCGCGAGACGCGCTTCGGCGGCCTGCACCTGCTGGTCGGCGGCCTTCTGACGATCACGGGCCTGCGCGATGTTCCGCGTCGCCTCGACCGCCGCACGCTCCGCCTGCTGCAACGCCGAACGCATCGACTCCACCTGCGACTTGAGCACGTCACTGGCGGACGCCTCGCTCATCGTCGCGCTGAACGCACGGCCTGCGGAACGGCCCGCCTGCGACGCGGCCGCATTCGTGCCCGCCATGAGCGCCTTCGCGAAGCCGCTCATGTTCGGCATCACATCAACCCATGCCGCCCTACCTGCCATGGTCACTCTCCAAACATGCGTCGTGCGAGCGCGTCGAGCATGTCGCCATGCGCGGCGGTTCGGTTCGTTTCACTGGTTTCGCGTCCCCGACGCTGCTCCTCGGGGTTGGGCAGATAGTTGACGTCGTCGGCGTCCATGGCGTCCGCCTGATCGCTGAACGCGTTGTGCAATTGCACGATCTGCTCGCGCAGTCGCCCCTCGACGTTCCAGGCGAGCCATTCGGAGTCTCGCCACTGCGTCAGCCCCTGGATGAGGACGCGCAGGCCGCGCAGGCTCAGCCGTCCACGCCAGAATTCGTCTATGGGGTCACGTGGCGCGTATTCGCGGCATAGTGCGGCCTCAAGTTCCTCGGGGTGTCCGCCGTTGTCGAGCAGGCTCAGCGCGCCGTAGGGTTTCCCTCGGCGTCGACCGCTTCCATGGTCGGCAGGTCGTTCTCCTGCGTGAGTTGCATGAGCATGATGACCGCCGTGTCCTGGCCGCCCGCCTTGGTGAACTCGGCGTACTGTTCATCTCCGAGCACGGCTTTGACGAGGTCGGAGTTGGTCGCATCGGGTTTGGTTTGCACGCGCGCGATGCGGCGCGACTCCTCGTTGGACTGGTACAGGGGGTGCTTGTACCGGAAGACATGGGCCTTCGCGCCTTCCCCGACGGTGAATTCGACGAATTCGTGCACCTCGGGATGGGATTCCTTGTACTTGTTGATGATCTGCTGCATCGAAATGGCGGCCATGGTGGTCCTTTGCTAAGTGTTGTATCAGGGGAATGGGTGGCGGCCCGCTCGGAGCCGCCACGGTGGTCGGATGGACTACGGTCAGGCTCCTACGGCCGGTACGGCCGGTGAGCTTTCCATGTGGTAGGAGTCGCCGGAGTGGTTCGGGTCCTTGAAGCAGGAGAACGTCGGATTTTCGGTTTCCGCGTCGTTCCGGTTCAACGTGCGGTCGCCGAAGTCGGTGATCTTGGCGCGGTAAGCGGCCTCGACCCGGTAAACCGCCTGAGGTCCGACGCCATCCTGCGTGATGAGCAGGAGACGGTAGTACGGGCTTTCCTTCGCGCCCTTCTCACTGACGGACCACTTGGCTCCGTTCTGCGCGGGCCACGCCGAAACGGGAAGTCCGGCCATGAGGCTCTTCACCCACGCTGACATCTCGCCGAATTCGACCGCGAGCGTGCGTCCGGAACTCGACAGGTCGGAGCGCACGGGGTCAAGGTCCTGCAGCATGGTCGTGCCGTCGGACTTACTGTCCTTCTTCACCGTGAACCCCTTCGTGGACACGTATCCCATGTTTTTGAAGCCGTCGGGCAGCTTGATGGGGAGACCGGTGGTCGCGTCGAAGAACGCGGCCGGCATCGACGTGGAATAGTCGGCTACGGCGAGGATGGCGGTGCCATGCTTGCGAACGTAAGTGGAATTGTCGGCCAGCTGATCGGCGACCGACGCATAGGTTGGATCTACCATATTTTCTCCTTGATTGTTGTCAGTTCGCCGTCAGTGGTCTGACGGTGATGGAATAGGTGGCGACGTACCGGAGCACGTCCGGGTCGCCGTAGTCGACTGCGGCGAAGGAACCGCCCGTCACCTCGTCCGCATACCCGTAGGCGTTGCCGTTGCCGGCCAGCCTGCACATGGCCATGTCGACCGACTGGGAAAGCCGGTCCATGACCCCTTGTGATGGTGCGAACAAGTCGATATCGATGGATGCTGAACGCTCATAGCCTTGGACATAGCCGCTGGGCGCGCCGCCGACCTTGACCGCCGGCATGATGGACTTCAGGTCGTTCGGCGTGCGCGTCCACACGTCCATGGACAGGGCGTCCATGAGCCAGTGACGCACCAGTTGCACGTGGATGGGGAATGGATGGTCGTATCGGATCATGTCAGTCCCCCAGTTGCGCTATGGCCCGCGCGAGGATCATGGTTTTGGCTTTCTGCGCGGTGCCGTGCTCCTGCGCTTCGGCGTCCTCCGAGTCGGCGATGACACGCGCATACGGTCGTTTCAACCCTTGACGCGCCTTCGTTCCGGGACGTGTGCCCGCCTCGATGCGCAGACTGTCGCCGAACGCCGTGGCATGCTCCTGGTAGGCGATGCGCTGCGCGATGGGCAGCAGACGCTGCGCCTCCTCGAGGAGGGCGCGTCGCACCGCGTCGGATTGCGCGGCCTGCTGGATGACCGAATCGTCGGGAACATATGGGATAGGCATCATCCACCGCCTTTGACCAGGTAGATCTCGGAGTGCTCGAGCATGCGGTCGCCGGGATACCATTCACCGACAACGCCGGAGATCGCGTAGTCCTTGCCACGCCACGAGACGGTGCTGTCGGGAGTCACCCCGAGGTCTGTCAGGTGCACGCCGGGCGGCGAGTTGAGCCGCCAGCGCTCCTGCGTGACCTGACCGAAATACGTGTCGTCGCCCATGGCCACCACGGGCTGTATGTTGCAGCCTTTGACGGTCACGGTCTGCGTGGAGTCGACGGGTTCGCCGTCCGGCCCCATGACCGGCTTGCCGGGGAGCGTGAACATGACCGTCTCACGGTGCAGGATGTCGGTCACCATGAGCCTGTCACCCGGTATTTCTGCACGCACGCGCTCCACTGTGCCGAATAGCCGACCTGCAATTGGGTGTTGAACGAGCGCGACTCGGTGCCGGTGGTGTACGACGTGTACGCGTTGCCCGAAAGCACCGGATACATGGCGGTCGCCTGATCGAGCACCGCCTCCTGCACATCCTGCGGTATCTGCGCGTACCCATGCGTGAAGGAGACCTCCACGCTGCGCCAGAGGTCCGGCATCGGCGAGCCGAGGCGTATCATGCCCGACCCGGACCACTCGAAATCGGACGGCCCGTACGCCACCCCGTCGATGGTCAGCGACTCCACGGAAACGACGGGCGCGAACGGCAGGAGCAATGATCTCGAGCCGTGCGCGTCCAACGTCAACGTGTCACTCGACAGGCTTATCGGGTTGCGGGTCTGTCCGCGGAACCTTGCGCTGGCGAGGTCGAGCGCTAGCAGCATGTCCGCGTCCGACTCGTCCGTCTTGAGCTTCGCGGCGAGTTTCTCCGGTGGCGCGAGGGGCGTCATCCCCTCGTATTGCTGTTCGGTCATCGTCTGCCTCGATTCCCAGTCTTTTGGCGTCTTCGGGCCGGTAGCGGACGCCGTCCACGACGATCATGCGGGTCATCACGCACCCTTCGGGGCATTGAAGTCGCAGACGACGATCTCGGCGGGCTTGTAGACGACCTGAGCGGCACGCTCCTCGGCGCGCACGTAGACGAGGTTGCGGCGCGCGTAGTCGGCGTGCTGATTGAACGCCTCGATGGAGAGTGGTTCGCGCTGCAGGAGCTGCACGGTCTGCAGGTTGCCGACGATGGCGGTGCCGGCGGGGAGTGCCTGGGAGGTGACGTAGGGGCGTCCCCAGAGGGTGGAAGGGCCTGCGCCGAACGGGCCGGAGCCGAAGAAGCGCTTCTGGGCGTCCTGCATGAGGTCGAGGGTCTCGGCATCCTCGGGCGACAGGACGATGGCGGTGATGGGCGCGCCGATCTTGTTGAGTAGGCTGATGGCCTTGCGTACCGTCTTGGGGATGTTGGCGACGTCCGCAACGTCCACGGCGGCCTGGTGTTGTACGCCGGTGGTCTTGAGCAAACCGGTGGGTTCGCCGTTGGTGCCGGAGCCGTTGAGCAGCTTGTCCTGCAGCACCGCCTTGATGTTGTAGGCGAGCTGCGAGTTGAGGTAGCTGGCGAAAGCGCCTGCGTCGGAGAGAAGCTGATTGGTGACTGTGTAGCCGTCAGCATACGTGTAAACCTTGCCTGTGGCCATCTGCGCGCCCATGTCGGACAGTGGCTTGACGGTGGTATCGCCGGGCTTGATCTCGTCGGGCACGATGCCGGCGTTGCGGGTCACGGAAGTGATCTGCAGGTAGTCGAAGCTGTTGCCCGAGATGGTGCCGTAGGAGATGAGGTCCAGGAAGTCGAGCGGCTTCGGGTAGGTCAAGTCCACGGTGGCGAGACGCTGCGGCGTGAGATAGGTGCCTGGGACGTTGCCGCCGACGCTCAGCGGCGCCGGATCGGCCTTCTGACCACCAACATACGTCTTGGAGAGAGCCAGATTCGACCCCTCGCCCAACCCGGAAGGATTGGCCTTCAACCACTGCTGATAGGTGGAGGACTTGACGAAAGCGTCGCCGATTCCGCGCGGAACCGCCTTCGCGTTCGGGTCGTTCGGGATCTCCTTGACCTGAGCGACGTCGACGCCGCGCTTCGCGGCGGCAGCCTCCATCGCGCTCTTCATCAGAGACGCGGAAGCGGCCTTGGCGTCGTCGGCTGCCTTGATCTTGGTCTGCAGGTCGTCGGTGAGCGACTTGAGTTCGACGATACGCTTCTGCTCGTCGTCGTCGAAGTCGCGCCCCTTGGCCTTGTCCGAAAGGCTCTTCGCTTCAGTGAGAGCGTCGGAGAGCTGTTCACGCAGTGATTTCATTGGTTCCTCCAATCATCCCCTGAAGTGCAATCCAGGAGTCGAGTTGACCGTGCGATTTGCCGGTCGTCTGTTGGTTCCCCGCCGACGGATTGTCGACGGAAGTGCTGTGTAGCTCGTCGTGCATGATGCCGATGACGAGATCCTTGAGCTTCGATTGGTCGAAGCCATCCTTGAACGGGTTGCCGTCGTCGGGATCGGGCGTTTCCGGTGGTTTCGGGTCGCCGGGAGGCGTTTCCGCATCCTGGTCCTCGCTTTTCGTGCCGAGCAACTGCGTCTCCGGGTTCATTCCCAGCCAGCAGGGGCCGACCTCGAGCAGGTTCACGTCGTTCAGCTCCCGGTATCGTGTGCCGTCGGTCGCGATCTTCTGCTGCGCTCCACCCGGATTCACCTGATATTGGAAGGAGAACTGGCTGATGCGCTTCTGCTGCATCAGCTTGAACACCTGATTGGCCTTGGGGTTGTCCATGTCAAGCTGAGCGTCGACCACAAGGCCCTGCGGAGTCTCCGCGATGCCCTTCACGACGCCGATATTGCTGAACGGGTCGTCATGGTCGTGATTCCAGTACACGGACAGCGGATTGCCGCTCTCCTGCATGTTTTGCACGCTTTTCGCGAACGCTCCGGGAACGACCTTGTCGCCCCCGTAATCGACATTGCCGAAAACGCTCACGAGGGCCTTGAACTCCCCCAACGGCGCGTTTTCGGACCCATCACCGAACGATTTGATCTCCACCGGCGCGTAGGCAAGCGATTGCGTCATAGCGAACCTCCATTCGTTACGTTCTGCGATCCAGAATCATGCGGCGACGCCTGAGTTCCGCCGCCGCGCACCGTGTTGAGCGGCGTGAGGATGTCGTCGTATTCCGGCCCCTTCGACGGCCAGCCATCCATCTTCCGTCCCTCGTTGACGCTCATCCACGGGCCTCCGACCGCATCACTGATGATCGTTGCCTTTTCGATGAACGAGCCATCCAAAGCGGAATCCATGTCGAAAACAACCTTGATGCCGTCGTTCGGTTGCAGGAACGGCACGAGCTGCGAGTTGATGCACCCTTCGATGCGACGGAATGTCGGACCCAACGTCTCCCGGTAGAGCGCGTCGCGGAACGCCTGCGTACTGCCGTAATTGCCCTGCCTCGCGCCGACCATCTCGGGTGGCACCCGGTATGCGGACGCCACTTCGATGTCCGTCAGCGTGCGCCCCTCGACCTCCTGCGTGTCCTTCGGGCTGAAGGCGTCGATCTTCGAATACGCGACGTTCTCGAGGATCGGGCTCTTGCCCTCCTGACCTCCGCCATCCAGATAATTCGCGAGTTCCGCCTCGAGCCGCGCCTTCGCCTCAGGCGTCAACGGCTCCTCGTTGGCCGTGTCATGCTGCCAGACGCCCGGAATGCGCGCCATCTTCTTCCACAGGGCGCGACGCCACTTGACCGACTCCGTATACTCGTTCAATGTCTGCGACAACGTGATGGCCGGACTCTTGCCGTTCGTGCCGCCATACCCCTCATCAAAAAGCAGCCCCTGAAGCGGCAGATGCAGCGAATAACCCGGGTCGCCCGGCATCGCGATGTCAATGCCGTTCGTATCCTCATAATCCAATTGGGTGAAACGCCAGCAGAACGTCGGCCAACGCTTGAGCTCCCACCCGCTCTTGGCGTCTGCCGACGGTATCAACTGCGCCACCGTGCGGTCATACAAAAGAAAATCGGTCAGCCAGTCATACCAGAACTTCTGCGCCGGGAACAACTGTCTCGGCTGCCTCAAAAGCTCATAAACCGGGCCGTCCGTGACCTCCTCGGAACCAGATTCGGTGTCGCGCATGACCTTCAACGGCACTGCGCTCACGTTCGAGGAGATGAAGTCGATGACCTTGCGCAGACTCGGCTGCGTCTCCCACAACCCCTGCTCCTGCGTGTACGCCACCAGAGGCATACCCGGGTCCGGCGTCACCACGCCGGAAGCCACGCGCCACGGCTGCGAAAGCGACCGGAACTGCGTGGAATCAACCGACTTCGACTCGGCGCGAGCCTTGGATGCCCAGAAAATACTCACTTCGACACCCTCCAACTCATGTAAATGGCGAAAACGCCAGCGGAAACGACGGCCAGCGGGAGCCACACCATCCCCAAACCGACACATACGGACGCCGCGCCGGCCACGAACAGCACGTCGGAACACCAGTCAGGCATACAAACCCCCAGTCTCATACACGCTTCTACGCCGCACCGTCCTCGTCATCGCCTCAGAAAGGGCGTTGAGAGTGGCCGCGACGCCGTCGATCTTGTCCCGCGCGTCCGCCTTCGACGGCTGCACGTTGCCATTCACATCCGTTTTCACCGCGAGATTGTCGACGTTCCAACGGAGTACTGGGTTGCCGCCATGCCGGAACAATGGCTGTTCCCTGGTACCTGTCAACAGGAGCCTTTGCAGCTCCTTCAACACCGGGGACAGGGTCTTGGCCCCCTGGCGCACGACGGTGAACCTGGTGGCGGCGACGCCCTGCTCCTCAAGATCGTTGACTACCTGCGTGGCGTTCCACGGGTCGTATCCGATGGTCTGCACGTCGTAGTCGCGCAGGTCGTCCAGGATCCTTTGCTCCACATACCCGTAGTCGGTCACGTCGCCGGGCGTGAGCGTGAGGAACCCATCGCGGACCCACTGCGAGGCGTTGCCAGAAGTGCGACGGTCGAGATCGTCGAGGTTGCCCTCGGGCGTCCAGAATCTGAGCATGCAGTCGTACGTGCCGTCGTCATGGGGGAACACGAGGCTCCACGCCGTGAGATCGGATACGGCCGCTAGATCCCAGCCGCCGAAGCATGGACGGCCGGCGAACGTGGACGGCATGTCGAGCGCCGGCACCTTGCCGGCGTTGCGATCCCAGGAATCCAAGGTGATGAACCGCGTCTCCTGCTTCGTGCGGATGCCAAGATGCAATCGCAGGTAGCTGGCGAGGTTGGCCGGCGAGTTCTTCGCATGCAACGCCTGTTTCGCCAGGTAGTCGGCGGCGGGTGAAACCCCATAGCCGGGATTCGCCTTCATCTGCGTCTCGACCGCGAAGGGGTCATCCGTCTCGCTGGCACCCCACACGACCCCATACCAGGAATCGTCATGGATGGTCCGTTCGGCCAGCTGCTCCACGTAGCGCCGCGTCTCGTCATAGATCGTATGAGTCTTGCCGGCGTCAGGAGTGGTGATATACACGCCCAACGGCTGCGTGCGCGAACCGCGTCCGGTCTGCAGCGTGTGCACCAGGTCGGCGCTCTTGTACACGTGCAGTTCGTCGCAGATGAAGCAGTGCAGGTTCATGCCGTGCGCCGCATCCGCGGCACTCGAGATGACCTCCATGTACGAGCCGCTCGACGGGTGCACGATGCGCTTCTGATGCGCCTTCATGACACCCTCGAGCGCCGGAGTCTTCTCCACCAACTGCTTGACAGGCTGGAAGACGAACCCCGCCTGGTGTTCGGTGGAGGCCGCGCACACGACCTGCGCGCCGGACTCGCCGTCCGCGCCAAGCATATACACCGCGATACCGCCTGAAAGCGTCGACTTGCCGTTCTTGCGAGGCACGTCAACATACAAATCGTTGACGATTCTGACATACTTGCCATCCTCGTTCGGGCGGAGCCAACCAAAAGCCGGTGCGAGGATCCAAGCAACCTGCCACGAGGCAGGGTCCAAAGGCTTTCCAGCCCATTTCCCCTGCGTATGACGCAGCATGTGGAACGCGGCCAAAACGCGGTCGACACGCTCCGGGGAGAACACGGCGCCATCCACGTCACGAGGCTCGGGGACCTTGATCTTCGGAGCCTGCCATTCCTCGGGCAGATCCAAACCACGTGACAGCATGTACGCCGCGACCTCCGGCGACATCTTCAACGCGCGGAGCGTCTCCTCGTCGGGAAGGTCGACATCATCCAAACCCAGTTGCGAACGGATTGTCCCTTTCTGCATCCCCATCGTCCTTACTGGCAACATTCGCCTCCGAGGCCGGCGTCAAGCCAAACTCATGCGCGAACGCCCGAATGTCGGCGCGCGCCGAACGCAACGTCGATACCGCGGGATGCTGTTTGAGCGAATCGTTCGCCGGAATTGACTGCGAGCCATACTCCTTGAGCTCCTTGGTCGCCTCACGCATCTGCCAAACGGCTATGCAATAGGCCTCAAGACTCGGACCGTCGACCTTCTTCAGGATTCCAGCGCCCGAAAGATCCTCCACCACCTGTTTCCACACACGTTTCGCAGTATCAGGCAAATACGACGGCATCACGGGACGTGAATCGGACAATTCGACCGGCTTTTCAAGCTTCCGGCCTCCCGAATCACGGCCCTCGCCGCGCCCGTTGATGACCCTGAGCTGCAATGGTGCCTTCTGCGGACCGCGACGACCCATCCGACACCCCCTCGAAAACGAAAAACGAAACTAAAAACCTGAGACGCGAAAAAAAAGGCCTCGGCGCGCGCGGACGGAGGGTCGCCCTCCCATTTCGCGAACGCCCCTACCCCAGGGGTGCCACGAGACGAACGAGGATGGCCGCTAAGCGTCGAACCCCAACCGCCGCCACATATCCATCGCGTCCACGCCGGAAGACGTGTCAGAGTCGTTCCTGCGCTCGCGTTCGAGTCGGCGTTTGCGGGCCATCGCGTAAGTCTTCTTCAAGTGGCATTGATGGCACAGCGTCTGTGTGTTGGCGAGGTCGTAAAGCGCGCCATCATCAGCGATTTCGCGGATGTGGTCGACTTCGTTGCCGGGTTTGCCGCAGATGACGCACGTGTGGTGGTCTCGTCGCAGCGCCTGCCTTCTGACGCGTTCCCAAAGCGCGCGGTTGATGACGGCCGTGTGTTTGGATGCGTGTTGCCAGTTGTCTTGGTGTTGCTCGCAGCGTCCACGGTATGTGGCTTTGTTGGTGCAGCCGGGGTGGGTGCAGCGCGCTCGCGGTTTGAGTGGCATCAGTCGATGGTGATGCCGAGGTGTTGCAGCGCGGTGGTGAAGGCGTCGTAGTAGATGCGCATGCCTGCCGCGTCCCATGCCGCTTCGGCTTGTTCGCAGGTGATGCGAATCTCCCCCGTATCGGTGAGATGGTCGGCTATGCGGGTGAGCTGGTGGTCGATGTCGGTAAGAATGCCAGTGTTGGCGGCGGCTGTGGATGTGGAGGTGATGGTTGTCAGATTCATGTTTGGTGTCGCTGGCATCTTTAGCCTCCTAGGTGGTGTTGCCCTGCTCTCGTCTGCCTGTGTGGGCTGTGGGATTGTGGCGAGGCAGGGCAAGTGGGTGGTTTATTTCGCGCTACTCTTTGGGTGTTGTCTATCTCAGGGAGGAGGTGAAACATGAAGAAGAAAGTTAGGGCACTAACCTATGACGATCTCGGTAAGAACGTGATCGTTTCCGAGGCGAATGGCGACAGGAACAGCGGCGAGTTGAAATCAATCAGCTATGCGACTGCTTACACGACAGGGACTTTGAATATCGATAATGCGGTTGTACGCGCGGATATCGACAGTGAGGTCGAGTTCACTGATTAAGGGCCGAGTTGGCTGTCATTTGCGCTTGATTTGCGGCTGCCAGTGCCAGTGTTACTTGGCTCTCTAGGTTTGAGACGCGTGTTTCGAGTTGTACGATTCGCGCGTCTTTTTCATACTCGTCCATGCTTGCCTCAGTTGTTGAAGTTGGGTTGCCTGGTGGGGAAAGGTTGTAAAGTCCACCAGGCAAGAATGTGCAGGCAGAGGCTTGGATACTGCTCTCGGAGTTATCCATTTGAGCTTGCCTGCTGGTACTGGCTCGCATTGCTATGTCAACGTTTGCCAGCGACATGCGCCCCGGACGCACCATGGGCGTGTCTGCGTTAGGCAGCACTTCATAGATGTGTTGCCGGTTCCTCTGGCGGGAGTCGAACCCGTGGAAGCTGCATGCCAAACATGCAGTTCGCTCCACCCGCGAAGCGATCTCAGAGGAATGTCCATTAGCCTAAGCCCATGAACCCGAGGGTTGCAATGGCGAACCATCGCATCCCTACGTGTTGCCGCCCGCTATTTGACGGCAGGAATGTTTGGTCGGCTTGCATGGAGTTGCACCGTGCCCGTTCCATGCCTGCAAGATTCGCGGGATGGGGTTTCTGGTAAGCCTATTGCGCTCGCATGCGAAAGGCCGATATCTCTACCGGCCCTGCATGCACTGAAATCAATAATACAAATATACCGCAATCGAATGACATTCGTGTAATTCGCTTGGGCGTGTCACCGCATTCGCTCGACGCAATCTAAGAGTTCGATTGGGTTGAACGTCCACTTGCCACCTCCTATGCTCCTGCTGGCGGGGAGGTCGCCTCGCGCGAGCCAGTTGGATACGTTCGAGCGTTTTGCTGGCAGGTTGGTTTCTTGTCGTATCCATGCGGCGGCTTGTGCTGGCGTGAGTGTGAGCGTGCGGTCGTGTCCTTGGGAATCGGTGGGGTCATTTCGGAATCTGGCCCGTCTCGCATCCTGCAAGGCTTTGACGTTCCAGATGCTGCCGCAGTATTCGCATTGGGCTTCCTTGGCTCCTTTTGGCGCGCGTACGGGGCGTCGGCAGATGTCCGATAGGCATGGCCCAAATATGATCATGTCTTCGCTTGAAGTGGTGCGACGGTTGATGCTGGCGGCGATGGCGGTGACTTCGCGGTGGGTCGTCTTGCAGTCTGGTGCGCTGGCGAGTTCGCCGACGTGGCTGAGGCATAGGCGTATGAGCTGCTGGGGCTTGCCGCCGTACCGGTTGATGCTGGCGGCGGCTTGGCTGAGCACGTCGGCGACTTGGTCGAGCAGGTCGGCGGCGCTCAGGTCGAGCGGCGTGGGCGCTTCGCTGGGGTGTGCGTGGCCTTGGCTTCGTCCGCCCAGCTTGACTTCGCGGCGGGCTATGGCGGTCAGCTCGTAGATGCCGAGGCGCAGGCCGTGCAATGCGTCGGCAAGCTCAGTGCGATGCTGACGGCATAGCACTCCACCGCGCACCATGCCGTCGCACACGGGGCACTTAGATGGTTCGCTCATAGGATCAGTTCCCCTTGCTGGCAGCAGGTGCTGCCTTCGTCTCCGTAGTCGTTTTCTTCGAGGATCCATTCATGCCAGACATCGCCCTCGTCACAGTCGGTCAGCTCCATGACGGCGGTGTATCCGCAGGTCATGCAGCGGGACAGCACGAGGGAGTGTGGCTTGTGGTCGCAGACCTGGCCGTTGATCATGCGGGGCAGGACGCGGGCGTGGCATTGCTTGCAGCCGCGCCAGCCCAGTTTCGACGCCCCGCCGCCGAATGTGAGACAATCTATGGGCATCCACTTGTCCCAGATGACCGGGTTCCCGCCCCATTTGGGCGGGAGTGCATGCCTGCTCATTGCGCTGCCTCCAGGATTCGTGTCGCGTTGTCGATCATGCTTGCGGCGTACCTGTGCGCGGCGGACTGTTTGTCGTCGTGCTGCTGTTTGTACACGTCTGCCTGCTGCCTGCATTGCTCGGCTATGGTGCTGATCCGTTCGAGCAGATCGCCCATGCGCCCTCCTGTGATGTGCGTCGTGGTTTGCGCATTCGCTGGATGAGCTTGTAGGTTTCGAGGTCGTCAAGGTCG